TTATTAAGGATTATCATTTGTGATTATAATTAAAATGAGGAATTTAATTCTACTGCTTGTTTTAATGTGTGTGATTAATGTGTGGGCAAATATGTTTGTGAATATTCCGGAAGTCTCGACAAAAGAATCATACATCGATTTTGATAAAATTAAAGGCTACTACAAGTTTCCAAAACACGGTATATTACCTTTATTAAAAAAATCAAATCCTTCAATTCCTCAGCCGTTCAAAATATCCCTCTCCGAACACGATATTAAACAAAAAAACAATTTCAAAGACGCTAACCTAATCTTCTTCAACCTGCTTGTAGACTACCGACGCAACTACGACCGTTTGTTCAAGAACACAAAACAACCGTACTACATCTATAGCTTGTTGTGTGTTGACACCTTCGCGAACAAGGCATCTCTGTATTCAATGTTCCAACAGAACGCCTCAAAGTCAGAGTTGCTTCATTATCTCCCATTAACGTACATCTTGGATAACAAACACTCTTTTAACAAACTCATTGATGAGTACGATCCCGACAAACTCTACATTCTGAAAAAGAACGTTCAAAGACAAAAAGGGTGTACGATCACCAACAACGAAGCATATATCAAACAAGCCCATAGAAACAACTACGTGGTGTGTCAGGAGCTTTTACTCGATCCGTACACCGTCGGGGGTCACAAGATTAACATCCGCCAGTATATGCTTGTCATCGTACGTAACAGTGACTGTGAGTTCTTGCTCTTTAACGACGGGTTCTTGTACTACACTCCAAAGAAGTTTATCAAAGGATCGTTGGACAAACAACGTCACATCACTACCGGATACATAGATCGCAAGATATATGAAGAAAACCCAATGACGCTGAAAGAGCTGTACGACTATATGGGTACGAACGATTCAAATATTTTACAAAAGAACATTGTTAGCTTATTTAAGTCCGTGGCGAACGTGTATATGGACCACGTTCTCGAGAACGACACAAACATTCACGTGAACTTTATGATTTTTGGATGCGACGTCGCTGTCAGCAACACTTTGGACTGTAAGATTATGGAGATTAACAAAGGACCGGATCTGTCATTTAAGGACAAAAGAGACGGTGCGGTGAAACACAATCTCGGGTTGAATACCTTACACGAGGTTGGAATTATTAACGCCCCGCACAACAATTTTATCCCATTATCTTATAAATACAAGAATGAAGCATAGCCACAAGAAGATAAGCACACTGAACGACGTGAAGAAGCACGAACCTTCTAAAGAGGAAAGGCCTCTGTTCATATTTGTATATATGATCGGATGCCCGTATTGCGATATGATGATGCCCGAGTGGCGACGAATGGAGTCCATCGACTTTGTGGACACTATGATGGTGAATCATCAGCTTCTTGAGGCTATGAAAAAGAAAGATCCTTCCTTCGCTCATATTTACCCCAACGGATACCCTCACCTTGAACTGATGCCGAGCGCTTCTACCAATCACGGCATTCCGTATAACGGTGAACGCGACACCATTCACTTTATTGAGTTTGTAGAGAGTCGCAGTGATAAAAAGCCGAAAGTGAGCGATGAGGATACTAAGGCGAAAAAGTCGTCTAAAAAAGATAGTAAGGTGAAAGCAAAAAAGAGCGCATCCAGAAAATAAATTTGAATCAAAACAGATTTGGATCGTAAACTAACTTAACAGGTTTCTTTTCGGAAAATACTAATCTGTCAATGATGTCTAACAAATTGATAGCTTTGTTAGGATTCGGAATTGTTTTTGTAGCATTAACTACATATTTATTCAGTTCTGTGATATCTGTGGTTATATGTTTGAAATCTGTTTGTAATCTGACAAAGAGGTTTTCCAAGTTTCTCCAGAACAGTAGCATTGACCCCATATCATCAGTTTTTAGCCCGATAAAGCTCATATCAAAATCAATCATCACTACCTTTACTCCATAAGATTCTACAGAGTGTCCCTTGTAGTCTATCTTCGTCTTTGTCGTATTGGTGAACAGAATGTTATCAAAATGTAAATCGTTATGAACAAAGCCAAATTGGTTGTACGCATATAGCAGACTCAACACGCATTGTTTCAATAGTGACTTGAGTTTATAGAACTCTCTCCATTTTGCTTCTCGAATGTTACCATTTTTTATGTAAGGAGCAATTATCACGTGTTTAGATATTCCGGATGTACAAATATCAGTTGTTCGTGTCACGTGTGAATCATCCAAACATTCAAACAAGCATATGTACTTGATGAATCCAGGTATATCTTTTAGTTTTACACCAGTGTCGTACTCTTTTTTTATCGTTTGATTTGAAGATCCTAACTTCACAACAATATACTTATTTTTAAACTGTTTATAGTTGTCTAAAACTGCTTTGATAATTGTGACGTCTCGATTATTAACATCGATCAATTCCCTCGATTTGATGGTGCTTATAACATCGGAGGAGCAACTGATGTAATACTTTGTTTCCGTGTTTGACAAATGACCTCTTCCTTTGAGTAACTTCTTTGTAATCATTTTTATTCACCACCACCATAAAATAAATGTAACTATAGTTTAAATTTGAATCAACAATGAACGTTTATGACGCTATGATGATCGCCCTCCCCACCGCTCTCAGCGGTTTGTTTCAGTTCCTTTTTCCCAGCGACTTTCAGGACAACAAAACCGTCTTCTTCCAGCCACCCGGTTACGTGTTCGCCATTAACTGGACCGTCATCTATCTTCTCCTCGGAGTCTATCTTTATATGCTCGTCCGCGATCGCAAGAGCAACCCTCTCTTCGCCATTATGCTCACCATCTACATCGTCAATATGATACACAACATGGCGTGGACACCCATCGTGAACACGTACAAGATGTACAAGCTCGGTATCTTCGTGATCGCACTAATGATACTGACTGTGTTCACCCTCATCACCTTGGATGACAATCGCGTCCGTCGCACCCTCTTAGTGCCCTATATGACCTGGTTGGTGGTTGCGTTGATGCTTAATGTAGAGCTTACGCGTCTGTATCAATGATCGAGTCTCAAAACAATTTAAGCATAGCTAAAGGATTTAAGATTAAAAATATGGCTTCAACAAATCACTCCCGGGATGTAATGGTGAGGGAGTACCTACGTCAGCAATCGCAAATGGTAAATCAGGAGGACTTTACGGAGTCGTTAACGCGCGACGGTCAAATCAACGTTCATCATCGCTCGGTCGTACCACACCAAGACACAGATCAAGACGAAACAGAACAACTGAATGATTTCAAGGAGCAAGTGAAGGTGTGGTTGAAACTGGACAACGAAATTAGCGCGATCAATGCGAAGATCAAACTGCTCGATAACGAAAGAAAGCATCGACGTAAGTTGCTGAAAGAGTACTCTACGAAGATTCTTAAGTTTATGGGCAACAACGAAATTGACGAGCTCAACTCAAAGGACGGTATCATCAAATATCAGAAACGATTAGTGAGCGAACCCCTAACGCATAAGACTATCAAGAACAAGCTTATGGATCAGTTTAGTAACACTCCAGACGCCGCCGAAAAAATTAATCGTGTGTTTGTCGATCGAAACAAAGTTGAAAAGTTGAGCCTTAAGCGAAGCTAAGTTAATCTTAGCTTCCGAAAAGAGGAGTTAACTCCGTAGTCCGTAGAACGAAGCTAAGCTTCTAACGTCTATTATTCATAAGTCTTCTTTCAACATCATCCTCCATTTCTCTCAAAGGATGGTATGCCAGTTCGTGCTCTTCGTAGCTGAACATCTCATCGTCGTCGTCCGAGCTGTTGTCGTCGTACCCGTCCTGTAGGGTCTTGTTAATATATCCGAGATAATTAGGATTGTAGTTTGGATTAAGTTTGGACTGCTCGAATTTCTGCTTTTGAATGGGACGCAAGAATTTGATAGACATCAAGAAGTGAAGATTAACATTTTTAAAGTCGTACAGTTGTCTGTCGGATTTGCGTTCGAATCGAAACGTCATTTTGTCAAGTTTTCCAATCGGATGGAACTCTTTGTAAATCACCGAAAAGAAATCCATACGCCCTGAAGCGTAACCCTGAACGTCTATGTTGAGCACACCCATACCAGGCTCGTTGTCGTCGTTCACGTTGTAGCTTCCTTTCAAGTGATTCTCGATCTCTGGACAACGCAACAGCACGTAGTTGTCTGCGGTTAAATTCATCATTCCGGGTGATACGATCCCAAAGTGATCAATGTTTTGATAGGCGTATTTGTAAGAATAACTACCGTCTACACCCACTATGTTCACTGGTTTCGAAGCGAACAACACACACTCAAAATCATACAGGGTTGTCTGGTCCACCCCTAACAAAAGCTTGATTTGTGAGAAATAAGCGGATTGTATGTCCTCCAATTCAAACCCAATGTATTGTTTGTCTTCTTGTGTGTTTAAAGTCATACACGCCTCGCACAACACAGTATCCTCACCGATTACCATATCGTCCATACGCAACGCTTTTCTTGTAATGCGCAACACAAACGGATCACTTGACTTTATGTTCTCCAAATGAGAGTCTTGCTTCACCTCAATATGAAACGACTTTAACATCCCCAAAGTAGATACGTTGAAAAACGTGTCCGTCATATCGTACCCTATGTGTAAGGGAAACGTTATGGGAAATATGTTGGTACACAAGGTGGACGATTCCGGGTGTGCGGCGATGTGAGACACATTAATCACAGCGTCTGGATCAACGATCGTCCGAGACAAGAATAGGTTGTCGTTAACATTTATGTTCTGTAACTCGTAAAAGTAACACAATCCAATGTCTGTTTGTAAAATGTTCAACGACCTATCGTACACGTTCTCAACAGTCAAATTGTACTCGTTTCCGTGTTTTAATGTGAAATGATTGTTCGTTCCCCCAAAAATGTGGGTGTTAGGGTCTTCCACGAAACGTGTTAGTGTAATCTTATTCTGATTAACCATATCGTTTTTAATCGTGATTGAAGAGACAAACACACGATCGTCTGTCACGTCGTGTATAGTGAGCTTAAAGTTTCCCTCTGAGTAATCGATCAGCTTATTTGTGTTTAACTCGAGCTTCTGAAGAAACGAGCCTCCCTTAAAAGTAGGATTGTATATGAAGCGAATGGATATGGTATTGGTGCTTCGTACCACGTTGTTTTTTGTTTTGATGCTAAATATTTCGTACGGTTCGGTGTATTCCATATTATGACACCGTAACGGACAGTAGCTGTTCATCACGTTGTTTATCGTGTTATACTTGATTGTTTGCTTTGTGCTTTTCAAACAATCGAAACCGAGCAGTTTGTTCGCGGTCGAATGACTCATATTCAAGAGAAACGGAGACATCAACGAACTCAAGCGAATCACAGGATAATCCACCGCACCGCGTTTGGAAAACTTGTCCTCGTAAATCACATTGTCGTAGTTGTCCACAACGTATCGAGGGTTAAGCTGATCGTTCAAACGCTGAACAAAAGCGGACGGAGAGGTGAAATCCTGTGACATAAGATGGTACGTCACTTCCTCTACATCCGTTGCTAAAATGTTGAATCCGGCACGCGTAACAATACTGCTGTTGTAGTCCTCTACCATTAATTGAGTGCGAGGAATGGTTGTGTTTAATATGTCAATACCATACACCAGATTGAATGGTTGTGGAAAGTTAATCTGAAATTCGGCCACATTCGGATAAACGGTGTAATCCCGTTTTGAACTGTCCACCAGTATTATGAGATTCTCTTTCCGGCTGTTTTGGTATAAAAAGTCAACATCCTCAATCATATTTGTAATATAAAAAACAAAATGTTTTAAATATATAACCAAATGGCTGTGGTATGTTCCTCTTTTGTTGAAAAATGTTATGAATTGGAAAGTAAACCATTCATAACTGATAAAAAATCCGCGAAACACATATTCACCAACACTGGCTACGCGGTTACTAAGAACTGTATAAACGTCATTCAGATGTGTTCCGTTCCCATAAAACACACCGTTTACGAACCTTTACAAATCGACAACGACTCATTCATCACTATCGGCAGAATTAACAGAAAAGATCAGAGTAACAAAAACATCATTGTCACACATCCATATCATCTGTTGTGTTGGCAGTGCATACACAAAACGAACAAGTCCTTCAGAACAAACATAGTAATCGTAACCGGTTCTAAAGGGCTTGATCTCGATTGTTGCTTACGCGACGATAAAGCCTATTGTTTTATAATGACGCCGTCAACGCTGAAAAAAGTGTGGATTCAATACTCCCTGATGCGAACCAATAACTTCGCTCGAGTTGTCAGTTACAACATCGACATCAACAAATGCTTAAACAAATACAAAATAAACTATGATTTCAAATGGAACGTTTGGTCACACATAAGCTCCTTAAACCAAAACATCAAATTAGCGTATCTGGGACTGTTGTCCTCTATAACAATGTTCTCGGACGACGAATTGACAACAGACAAAAAGATAGAATACAACGAAATTCTTTGTAAGAAACCAATCGAATCTATAACCTTGGATGGACTGGTTGAACGTACCATCATCGATTCAATTGATACCTATGATATAAAACGGGTGATTAAGCACTTGTCATCTCCGATGATCAAGACTGAGAAGGATATCCTGAAACACGTGCTGAAGCGTTTCAACGATGATATCAGAGTGATGGAGGAGAACGAACTATGTGTAAACAAGATGGAGTACGCCAGCACACAAGACAAGGAAGATCGTATGAAGACAATCTTGGACAAGAAGGAAAACATAGAAAGAAAAAAGGACGAACTTGTGAATCGTATCACAGAGAATAACCTTTGCTTCATATGCTATTCGACTATTGAGGTGAAATGTGTTATGAAATGTTGTGCGAACCCCATATGCTTCGAATGTATCAACAAGTGGATGAACATAAAGAAGTCGTGTCCATTGTGTAAACACGAAAATACCTCATTCTTTATCAACGAAGATTTCATTGAAGAGAACAGTGGTAAGACAGAATCGAACGTATCGCTCGACCCTACTAACTGTTTGTTTAAGAATTTTAGAATCCTTATGGACAAACTATTGGAAAAGGGGGACAAACGTATCGTATTGGTCGGGAAGGATGAAAGCATACTGAACCGTTTCATTAAGTGTATGCCATCAAACGTAACATCACTCAAATTCAAAGGCAACTCGTTTATTCTTCACAAACTAATCAACATATTTGACGATCAGTCCACACAAAGAAGCGTACTTCTTATCAATCACTCCAAACTGGCTTGTGGTTTCCCAATACACAACGCAACCGACATCGTGTCAACCTCTTCCCACCTAAATATCGAAAGCATAGTACACCAATGCGAACACGTCAAGAACGTATGGAATCTTACGTTCGGTATCGAAAAAAATTGAACTTTCACTGGTCTTTATTTAATAACTTAAGTGGATATCTATATATTTTATGGTTATCAACAAGATTGTAATGAAATACGATAGGTATATGGAGTTGGCTCGCGAGGAAGCGTTAAAAGCGTGTCACACTAAGTTTCGGCACGGATGCGTTCTTATAAAGAACGGTAAGGTTATAGGTACTGGTAATAACACAGACACCAATCGATTAAAGTGGAGAACCATACACGCGGAGGAGGCGGTCATACGTGCGAATCAAAGATACTGTTACGGGGCAACTCTGATTGTAGCGCGGGTGAAAGCGGATTGCTCCTTCGGATTTAGCTTGCCTTGTGCGCGATGCCAACGGATGATAGAAAAATACGGTATAGCCAGAACTTATTACTCTTGCTAACGTTACACGTGTTAATCAATAATAAAAATCCAATTAACAATTAATATAGAAACGTTATCACACACAATGTCCATATTGTTCCCTAACACTATGTTGAATCTTACCCTGATGTTTATCTTCTCAAGCCTGTTGCTTTTTCTTGTTTCAGGAAACGACATCATCAAACTACAGGAAGACGTTATCGACAAAATCATAGAGGATTTCCAACTCGTACTTAGCACTGCTTTTATAGGATTGCCCGCTGAAAAGAAGGAAGAGTTCCTGGATATGATTCGTGCCCAGAAGAAGCCTCCGCCTCCTGATAATGGCGCGCTCAAGAAGAAGCTTTACATTATTAGCGCCTCGATGATGTTAGCTACGTTTGGACTGTTTGTGTTCTTTGGTCAGGAGATAGGCATTTTTACGATCGTGTTTTCGATATCGGTCACCGTGTCTCTGTTTATTACAGAGGTGTACGTCTACACACAGATCATAAAGCCGTACCAGTACATTTCAAAATCGGTGTTCTACGAGGAGCTCTTCAATCAGCTTCTCAAAGACGAAAATATCCAAGAGCTTGAAAATAATATATGCTATACTACTAATGAAGAAAACCTTGTAGAATGAAAACAACCATCTTCTTTTCGAGTTTAGCGGTCGCCGCCGGAATAACATTGGTAGAGCTCGTAATGTTTTTCGCATATTACAGACATCAAAATCAGTCTTTCATCGAGTCGACAATGAAAACAGCCGCCCGACAAACGAGTGATGTAATCAAAACAGAAGCTAACACAATGTCCTTACCTATCGAGCAAATATACGCTTACAGTAAGTATATGAGCAAGATAGGGAAAGCAGAAAAAGAGGAAGTAACGAGCAACCATACCACCATATTCGTGAAAACGTTTATGGGTATCTTTGTTCTAAGCTTAGCGTTGTTAGCCACCTATTTAATTGTTCCTAAAAACGTGAACACGTTCGAGCTCACCCTCGGAATCATAATGGGTATCATAAGCGGATCGATGCTTCAGTACTTCTTTATCACCAACATCATCCCAATGTACAAAGGATCTTCCTCAGAAAGTCTTCTCTATTACACCTACAACAAGATTAGAGAGATTGTGGATATATGTTAAATATCAGGTTAATCTTAACTGATTAAGCTTCATCTGATGACTATCAAGGTACTGGTCGTACCTATTTATACTGTGAATTCGTTTCTGTTCACGACGGAGCTCCTTCTCTTTCATTTTTTCGTAATAATACTTCTCCTGATCGGTTAGATCGAAACCCTCGCTTTCCCTTTTTTGGATAAGATCGTCAACACTTTTGAATTCCTTCCTTTCTCTCACCTGCGAGGGATCAATCAGCTTATCCGTGGTGTGGGCGTATTGATAGTCCATATACTGAAGCCTTTTCATATCGTCATTCTTTCCAGAAAAGTCCTTGGTCTTCGTACCAAGCTCGTGAAATGCGAGGGACTTACATAATACCGAAGGCTCGGGTTCTTTGTACTTCTGAATCTTATAGTGTTTTTCGGAGGTTGTAACATTCGTTTCGTTGATAAAGTTTTGGTATCCTCTCTCAGCCTCCTTGTCAACGGTACGATGCTGGGTGAAATACTCGTTAAACTTAGAGTTGAACTGCTCTGAGTTGTCACTGTTCCCCATAATACTTACACTGTGGCTCGGAATGTTCGTATTGTTGTTGTCCTTAGACGCCCTCTTTAACTCTTCGTGTTCCCTCTGTAACTCCATATTTTTCTTGTGATTATGAATCTTCTTGAAGCTGTCTACCAGCAGATTAAAAATGTTCGCATCACCTCCCTTATCCGGATGATACTTCACCGCCATTAATTTGAAGTTGTGCTTAATCTCGTCCATCGTGTTGCTGGACGTGGCGTTGAGCATCTTGTAGGCCATTTTGAGTCCTTCGTCGTCTCGTATCATCTTTTTCAATAATATAATTGGAATTTATTTAAAAAGTTTTAAATCAATCCAATTATATTATGGAGAATGGTTATTACAAACTGTTGAATGTCGACAAGCACTCCTCTCTCGACGAGGTGAAGCGTCAATACAAAGTGTTGGCTTTACGATATCATCCCGATCGCCAGACCGGTGACGCGGAGGCATTCAAAAAAGTGAACGAAGCGTACGAATACATCTGTAACAAAATTAATCAGGACAAAGAGAACGATGACATCGTCGACTCCATACTAAAACAATATGAAGTACCTATTCAAGAACCCTCACTACATATTGACGAGGACATATGGCCATCCGAAGTGAATCTGGACATAGGCGACATCCTCTTTGGATGCTCACGATCGTTTGTCATCAAAAGAACACTGAATTGTGAGAATTGCTCAGGGACTGGTATAGACAACCCCGAGATGAACACCATCCAGTGTCGCGAATGTAAAGGCACTGGCACTCATCCGCGTATGGACTTTTTATCTTGTACCAGCTGTAACGGCAAAGGCATATTCGTAATGAACAATAAACCGTGTAAAGGACTTTGCTATAATGGAAAAATATATCAAGAGTCACACGTGTTAATGAACATTGATCCGAACACAAAACACGAATCACAGATTAAGGTAAGTCGTACATATGTGATCGTAAAACATAAGTACCATCATCATTACGACGGCTACTCTCTTAAACTGGATGACAATACGGTGTTTGCGAAGGTCTCCGTCAGCATATTAGAACTTCTTTGCGGATTTTCTCGAAAAATAATGCTTGGGAATAAGGAATGCTTTCACGTACATAGCAATCATGCTTTCGATACACATAAAGAAATAACACTAAAAATCAACGATAAGTTCAAACTTATCATACGATTCAAGGTTGTTTACAACGAAGAAGAGAAACAGCTCTACGAAAAGATAGGACGATCGATGCGGAAAGTACTGCCAATGCCTTCTCGAGGAGAAGCGACTCAAAGAGAAGCGGCTTCACCGTTTCAACCGACAGAGAAGGTTTCGTCCACATCCCTTCCAAATAACAAAGTAGTAGATGTTCACCAGTATCATTGTAATGATGAGCAAGAACAAGATGATAAGTAGTCTCCAGTTGGAAACTGAGGGTGCTGATGCCATCGAAGATGCGGATGCTGATGCCATCGAAGATGCTCCCTTTGTTCTGTTAGATATTGTAGGTGTAGCTTGTGTCTTACACATCACTCTTTGAAGATGGTCCTCGTATAGATAGATGTCTCGTGCTTCCTCTAAAGTAATCTGTGCTTTGCCTAAACGTGCGTTCACCACATTATGAAGGGAAACTGTCCATTCAAACAATGCGTCGCGCCCCTCCAAATGTTTAGGCATCAGCGGATGTTGTTCGCTCAACGTTTTTTTGAGATGTTCCCTACACGTCATACACGGTAATATATTTGGTAGTATTTCAGTAAAATAACGACGATACGTATCTTTTACGTTCTCCGGGGGAGAATGCGAGGGGTAACCCAGCGCAATGAAATGAATACTTGTCCATTGATACTTACCCCATACGTTCGGATTCATGATTTTTATACGTATTATCGATTTTAATAATTAGTGAGGAATTATTTAAGATAGAAAAATGTAATTCTATTGTATGATTCATAAAAATGTTCACGAGCAATGTCAGCGATTATGTTTCAAGCAATCAATGTATTGTAAGAGAGAAGAAGGATATCATATGTATCAATTGCGGATACAGCGGTCACACTTCAAAGAACTGTAATTTCCCGATAACAAGCTTCGGGATCATAATGTTCAAGGTGATCAACCACAGGGTCTTTTATTTGATGGTTCAACGGAAGGACACTTTGTGTTACACAGAGTTCATCCGAGGTAAGTACGACGTGAAGAACATCAAGTACATTACGAAGCTGATTTCCAACATGACCACGAAGGAGCAACAGCGGATTATAAACAACGATTTCGACACCCTGTGGAACACTATGTGGGTGAACAATACAAACAACAATATGCGAAAGGAGTATATGAACAGCATCTCAAAGTTTAATATGTTAAAAAACGGTTATCACATCAAATCGTCGAGCGACGTTATTTTGACGGTGAACTTTGAAGAGTTAGCACACACCACAGCGTGTATTCCAGAGAACGAGTGGGAGTTTCCGAAAGGGAGACGTAAGATCAACGAGCGAGACATTAGCTGTGCGCTTCGAGAGTTTGAAGAAGAGTCAGGAATCCCTCGGCATATGTTGATTCTTGAGGACAACTGTAAGCAATACGAGGAGATATTCATTGGCAAGAACAAACTGCGATATCGTAACATCTATTATCTCGCTACTTATACCAAAAACAACATCCACGACATCTTTTTTAAGAGAACCAATATGGATCAGGTGAAGGAGATACAAGACGTACGATGGTTTGACTTCGATCAAGTGTGTAAGAAGATTGAGGGAAAGATTGAGAAACTTGAGTTGTTCAAGCGTATCCACACCCAAATTTTGAAGACTAAAAATGTCCAATAAGTATAATAAGTATTATGTCCATTTACAAAGAAAGCGATGGTGTAAATAACGATTTACAGCTTCGTGATTACGATACTGATTTTTTTAAGCGACTGATTGTTCCTGGGGACGGTGACTGTGCCTATCACTCGTTTTTGAAAGGGATGAAGGCATTACACCCTGAAAAGAACGTTCCCAAAACAACCACCCAGTTGCGTAGATTGTTGCTCGACAAAATATCGAATCAAGATTTGCTCCCGAGGTCTCTTCAAAACGGTAAAAACAAGAACAATCTCAAGGCGTTAATTAAACGGCTAAACGCGGGTATTGTTGACAAAGGATCGGAAGGGTCGTGGGCGGAGAACGAGGAGATGGAGATGCTCGCTAACATATACGATTTGTGTATCGCCGTTTGGTCTGAATCGATGGGTCTGTGGGTATACCTTCACAACAACAGCGTACCAGACAACCAAACCGGACTCTCTGGATGCGAGGATATTGTATTTATGTACAACTCGGGTGGTTCACCGAGCGAAAAGTGTGACAATGACAAGTCATCTTGTGGATGTCATTACGATGCCCTTGTGCTCAAAAAGAACGTTGATAGAGTGGATAATCAAGAAGCCCCTGATATGGAAGATAAAACACAATTTGACGAGCAAAAGAAGAAGGAACTTGAAGGTATGGCTGTAACAAAACGGTTTGAGTATTTTAAAAAACAGATTGAGAAGTTTGACGAGTCCAAGGATTTCGATAAGTTCATCGTCCCCACTATGAATCTTTCTAAGGCCATTAAACCCGAAATAAAGACCCACCGTTTGAATCAACACCCAGAGCTTCTTATAGACGAGGTCAACATCACACCCGGTCAAGGATTTTTTTACACCAAACGCCAAAAATTCTTGAAAAGGTTCTTCTCCGTCGATACAAAGAATGTCGCGGTGCTTCTGTTTCACGACGTGGGAGTAGGAAAAACCTGCTCCTCCATACTCATCGCGGAAAACTTCATTAATCTCTTTGACAAGAAGGTTCTGGTGTTCTTGCCAAGCAGTCTGGAATCCAACTATCGCAAAGAGCTTTTTGACGTTACCAAATTGGATTTTAAAAACGGAACATATGAATCGTGTAGCGGTCATCGTTATCTGAAACAACTCCCTCAGTGGACCAAGATGACCCCCACTGAGATTAACCGAAAGGTTCAGCAAATAATTAACGACGAGTACAGTTTTTACGGGTACTTGAAGATTGTGAACGTGGTGGAAAAAATAAAGGAACGAGGACGAAGAAGGTATCCCAACGACAAACAGATGCGACAACAGTATCTGTTTTGGATGGTACGTGACCTGTTCTCCGACCGTGTCATTATCATCGATGAAATTCACAACATCCGTATCGCCAATGATAAGTCTTTAAAGAAGTTCCCCAAGATACTCAAAATGATTCTGATGTTTTCTGAGAATGTGCGATTGGTGCTTCTGTCCGCGACACCGATGTTCGATCAACCCGACGAGTTTTCCTGGATCATGGACTTCATTTACACCACCGACAAGCACTACAAATCCTACGACACCAGTATCGACTTTGAGGACGAAATCTCGCTATCCGACTCTACCAACAAACGTCTCGCTTACTTCGCCCGCAATTACGTGTCGTATATGAAAGGGTACAATCCTAAAACGTTCCCTATCAAGTATTTCGTATCCAAAAAACCCGAAACGATACCCACTATGGATATGTTAACTAAAGAGCCTATCTCCAAAACAGTGCTCTTTGACAACCAAAACGTAGAGTATAAGTTCGTGGCGTGTAGTATGCGGCCTTATCAGAAACGTATGTATAAAAAGAATCGAAAGGAAGAAGATTCTGATGAATCCCCGGATGCGTCAGAATCAGAAAACTCCCGAGACGTCCAGAACACCATCCAGCTGTCGAACATCGTGTACCCCGAGATTAAGGACGACGACTTTGACCTTAAACACATCAAGGGGGAAACCGGATTCAAGAAGCACTTCAAACCATCCGACGATTCTTCCAACAAGGGTATGAAAGTGAAGTATTCTAACAGCGACTCAAAAAATATTTTCGATATGAAGAACCTCGCCAAGTACTCCTCCAAGATGTACGAGATTGTGAACAACATTAAGTCGTCGAATGGACTTGTGCTCGTGTACTCCAAGTATCTCTTCTCAGGCGTTGTCCCCATCGCCATCGCTCTCGAACATCTCGGTTTCACCAAATACAACAATCAAAACATTTTAGACGAGAAGAAAACAAGAAAATCGGATTCGTCCTACATCATTCTTACCGCGGACGAGCGATTCTCCCGTAACAATACCAAAGAGTTGAACGTCTTTAACAGCGAGGAAAACAAACGAGGCAAACTCATTAAAGTGGCTCTGATCAACGACATCGCTGCGGAAGGCGTAACCTTCAAGAACGTTCGTGAGATTCACGTGTTAGAGCCGTGGTACAATATGTACAAGATCGAACAGATCATTGGACGAGGCGTGCGCTTTATGAGTCACAGCGCTCTACCAGCGGACGAACGAAACGTGGGTATCTTCTTGTATGTCAATATGATAGACAACGAAGAGACAGAAACCATCGACTACAGAAGGTATCGCAAGGCTTTGGAGAAACAGGAACGCATTCAAACCGTTGAAAAGGTGTTAAAAGAAAACGCGATTGATTGTGGTATTGACGGTACGTTTGATAATACAGAAGAAGAGGTCGAATATATAGACTCGAAGGGAAACAAACGTAGTATCACGGTTGTTGACCAGAGTGTCGAGTGCGCTAAACTTGTAAAGAAGAGGGGTGCTTTGAAGAAACCGAGAGAGAGAATGATAATGTTCGACATAATGGAGTTAGCTAAGCGATTGAGAAACTATGTTACATCCGAAAAGTTGTACAAGTTCACGCGGAACGATATTGTAAAATCCACAATCGTTCACGAGCTGTTAGATTATGCTCTAAAATACTTCGTCATCAAGAAGATACCGGTTGTACTGGATGATATTAAAGGATACTTCATATCACCCTCCAAGGATTTATACGTATTTCAACCAAAGGAAATCGACGACGCGAAACTCACTCTAAAGGAACGAACCAGCAAACCGTCTCTGTATGTGAAAAGATTAACCATTGATGCGGAATCGCGCGGGCAAAACAACACAAAGAAAAAACCATCAAGCACAACAAATACGCCACCGAACACAACAGACACAGCCATCCTCAACAAGTTCAACGAGTATCTCGGTATATTTGAAAATCAGAAGAATCATGTAGTTAACAAAGATGTGCTTATGGATATGGCGGTGGACCATACGCTTAGCGATCCGTCCACCATACCCTCTGTGAAAAACAATGATATTGTTGAGGCACTGAAGCGTGGTTTGTATATTTTGGAAGGTGAAAAGGTGTTCTACAACATATTCCAGAAACGTTTCTATTGTGAATCGAATGACAATACCAATTACGTTCCCTGTGGTATCAAACGCAATCAAAAGCTAACAGAGACTTTGATGTTAAAGATAGAACAAGACATTTCAAACAGAGAGCGAACGCTCGGATACGTGGAATTGGGGAAGAACGAAGAAATGATCACCAAAATAAAACATTTGAACGATCCCACAAAGAAGTCAACTGGATCGGCCTGTGTCACCACGTCTACCTTTAAGGTCGGTATGCTTAAAGAGTACGTCAAGACAAACGACAACACTATAGATGTTACTAAATTTGGGAAGAAGCAATTGTGTGTTATATACGAGTACACGTTGCGGAAGGGTAATATGTTCGCGCGTCCAATTGAGCATCTAATGAAAAAAAATTGAATTAGCAATTGAATTAAGAAATAAATATAAATTCATTAAATATAAAAGTAATGAATAATTTTGTCGAGATTAAGAACCACGATGTTGTCAAGCTGTCTCCAAAGTTTTTGGACGCGGAGTATATTACACACATTACCAACACTTTGAAACGGAAATACGAGGGTGTGTGTTCCAAATTCGGTTATATTAAAAACGACAGCATCAAAGTGTTAGATGTGAAGCAAGGAGTTGTTGAAAGAAGCACCTTTCACGGTTATGTGGTTTTTGAGGTTGAGTTCAGTGCGATGATTTGTAATCCAGGTATCAAGAGTGTGGTTAGGTGTACCGTTAAAAACATCAACTCGTTCGGTATATTGGGTGTTTCTGGGATTCAGGAGAAAAGTGGGTTTAAGGCGATATTGAACATCATCGTACCCAAGCATAACAACCAACAGTCGTCTACCCTTAGTGACAACTCGGCGTTGTTAGACAGAATTTCCATAAACGACGAGATCTTTGTGGAAATACTGGGTAAGAAGTATATTCTCAACAACAAAAACATAAATGTGTTCGGAAGAGTGGTCGACAGAGAGGTTTTCAGTGAAGCAGATGAAACAAACACCGGGATAGACACAGGTCTTGGTGCGGTTCGAACATCTGAGGAGGAGGATGATGAGCAAGATGCGGATGACATCGATAGCATCGATCCGGACAACTCCGACGTAGAAGATGATGAGATAAACGAAAGCGTAGCGAACTCAGATATACTTGACGAAGACGATATAAACGGCGGAGACTTGTCTGAGGTAGGTAGTGTTGATGGCGACAACGCCAACGAAACCTTTGACTAATGACTTAAGGCGTGAACACAGAATAGTGTATAAAAGACACAAATGAGTAGTATGAAACGTAAGCTAATTGCGGATGCTCAACAATTAGATGTTAATTCGAAGATTGAATTTTTTAACTTTATGGTGTCTTTAGGGATTTCATATATGGAAAACACGAACGGTATTTTCTTTTCGATGTCGGATCTCTCTGAAAATGTCTTGGAAAAACTGTTTCAGAAGCTTGAGATTTTGAAGTCGTTTGAAACAAAATCCGAAATAGCGCTTAAAACGTCCGACGACTTTTACGAAAAGCTAAATTCGTCAAAGCCATCCGAAGAAGAAGCCACAGAGAGTGAAGAATTCTTTTTGAACAAACAAGAGGATGATACCAACGATGATACTTGCTGTACAGACACCCAAGAAACCACTCAAAAGAATACTTTGTACGATCACCTTGATGAAGACATTATTAAGGATATGACTAATCGCTATAGCAAGCAGAGCAAAAAGAATATGATTTATGCGAAATACGCTATCGCGAAGAAGAAATATAACAAGTGTACAAACGTTGAAAGTAAAAAATTTGATAGTTTTGATTTAAATGAATTGACAAAAGAGGACTATATACTATGAATTCAAGCATCGCGTTGCTTTCTTCTCAGGTGTTCGACCACAAGTTTCAGCGGTTGACACCAAATAAGTACGAGCAGGGCAACGAATATGTTGTTTCCAAGAACAAGTGTAACAATCGTTTTATTAATATTCCAAGATACAACGCTTCTCGAAGCGAGAGCAGAAACGTCCCGCTACAGAGTAGCGAGAGCAGAAACGTCCCGGTTGGTAACGGGAGCAGAAACGTCCCGGTTGGTAACGGGAGCAGAAACGTCTCTCTACAGAGCGGGAGCAGAAACGTCCCGGTTGGTAACGGGAGCAGAAACGTCAACAAGTTTCTAATTCAGAAGACCTTGTTTGAGAAGATATCGTTTGTCCACGAGCGCGGAAGGATACTTGATTTTTCCGAGTACAAGAATATTTTCCACAACTCTCTATCGGACGACGTGTATAGGTCTGTGTCTAAAAGGCATCAGTGTCTAAAGAGGGACTTTTATGCGTTCATACACGAAACAGAGTTTGTCTTGCCCAAGAACAAGGAGGTTCTTCGGCTATTTTCCAACGTTTTAAATACCAACCTGATGGTTTGTTTGAACAAGAAGATGTATGTAAATTACAGTAATCCAAAGTGGGATAACACCATCGTGGCGTCCGTAGATGACAGTGTTCTTTATAAGTGTGAGTTGGAGGCTACAATGGAGTTGACAGAAAAGGGTATGTGTGAGCATACTGAATACAAAGATATGAAGATTACGGAGTTGAAGGTTTATGCGGAGAAATTGGGGGTTGATATCAAGAGCAAGAAGAAAGCTGAATTACTCGAATTGATTGCCGACATCTATAAAAATTGATATAAATTTAATATTTGAACAATTAAATATACTACTGTAAATTCTAATGGAAATTTCCAAAGAACAGTTTGCCGCTATTGTGGGTCGGATCAAAGATGCGAACGAGAATAGTGAACACGAGTTCGAGTGCGTAATGTCTCAAAACAATGTGAAGAAAAATCAGTTTACGGATGTATTGAACTACCTAAGACAGTCTTCGCGTTTTACAGCTGACAACACGAACGATAACGAGTCATTGGACATATCCGTAATGAATACGAGCTATCGTGTGTCGATAAACGGATATCCAAACGTAGTTTCGTTCTGTGAGACCAACGCGTTGCTCACAGACAAACCGTTTGTGAAGGTGATTAAGAAGAATCGTATTCAGAATTTCGAAACGATCCGAATGGACGAGTACGATTTGAATTTTAAGTCAAGAAAAGAGATCGAGGTGGATGATAATGAATTGGCTATCATTAACGAGACGTTCGACAAGGATGATAAGTTTTATCGTAACAAGAAACGCTACTCCTTTTTACACACCAGCAATATCTTCCGGGTAGATTTGACACTGGTGCGATCGTCGACCCGAACGGCAACCACCCTACAGATGTCAGGAGTGCTAAAAGCCCCTGACAAGTACGAAGTGGAGATCGAGTACCTGGCAGACAAATCAGATGCCGAGAATAACGCTATCGTACTGTTCAATATCATAGACGATTTGAAACAGGTGCTTGACGACACCGATAACATAATGACCAAACAAAAGAAAAAATTAGTATTGTGCGACTACCTAAGATTAGTGAATCCCAAAATATTGGATTCGTGCGATTTGGACATTTCAGGATTCATAAGCAACGTTGTGATGAAAAACCCTCGATCGTTCTTCCTGTCGTACCAACCGGTTACTTTGGAGCAAGAGAACCTTTTAGAAAGCGAGCTCGGTCGGGTTAGCATCCAAGAAAATTACACGGTCACAGAGAAGGCTGACGGAGAACGTATGCTGATGTACGTAGATAAAAATAACAACGTGTACACGATCGACTCGCGGTTGAATGTGAGAGACATGGGTATGAAGAATAAACACACAAATTCTCTCATTGACGGAGAGTATGTGAATCGCTCCAAGTACAACACGAACTACAACACCTTTATGGCCTTCGACATATACTTTATGGATGGCAAGGATGTTCGGGATATGAAGCTTGTGCCCAATCGAATCGATTTGATGAGCGAGTTTACGGAGAAGTCGGCGTTTACATCTTCCTCTACTTCAATGAAAGTGAAGGCCAAGAAATTCCTTCACGGCGACAACATCTTCACACTGTCCAAACAAGTGTATAATGCCGACAAATACGACTATCATATCGACGGAATGATATACACACCAAGTAATCTCGCGGTAGGCACAAACTACTTGGAAGAAACCTCGGACAAGAACAGCTTCGGTGGCGCTTGGGCCAAAGTGTTCAAGTGGAAGCCCCCGGAGGAGAACTCGATCGATATGTTAACAACCTACGGAAAAGAGATGTTCGTTCCTGATCTCGGAAGAGTAGTGTTCGCTCAACTCAAAGTAGCGTACAGAGCAAGCACCGACTCTATGATCGACCCTATGGCGGTTTTGTCCAACGCACGTATTGTTCAAAATAGACAGATTAACGAAAAAACCTTCGTAGAGGTGTACTTACCCATCAAAGACGAAGACACCAAGCCAAAATCTGAACTCGGAGAGACCATATACAACAACACCATTGTGGAATACTCCTACGACAAATTGGCAAGCGAGTTGATGGCGTGGAAACCGTACCGTGTCAGACAAGATAAAACATCCCTCTACCAAACCTCCGGTAATATAGCAGGCACTGCGAACAATTACAACACCGCGCTAAACGTGTGGAGGAGCATCATTAACCCCGTGACAAACGATATGATTACCGGAAAGACCATTCTAAAACAAGAAGATGTTATGAAAAACAACGTGTACTACTCGCGTAACATAAGTCGTAAGAAGATTCTGTCCAAACCGATGCTGGATTTCCACAACAGAGGCATCAAGTCTCGTCTGTTCTCTCTGTTTAAAAACAAGAACTACGCATTAGTAGACTTAGCGAGTGGCAAGGGAGGTGATTTACACAAATGGATGGAAGCAAGATACACAAAGGTGGTTGGTTTTGATATCAACCTGGACAATCTGATGAACAACGAGGATGGTGCGTATAAACGACTGTATCAGTCCAAGAAGAACGAGGGACGTGACACCCATATACTGTTCATCCAGAAAGATGTATCGCAACCATGGTCTGAGATAGATAGCATTGAGAACGAAACAATGTTCGATCTGTACCGCTTAGTAAGTGACAAGACCAAACCAAAGTCTACGATACCAAGAAACGCTATCAAGTTTAAGAACGCGCTCAGGGACGGTTTCGAGGTGGTGAGCTGTCAGTTTGCCATCCACTATATGTTTAGAGATATGGACACTTTGAAAACGTACTGTAAGAACGTAGATGAAGTGTTGAAGCCAGGTGGCTACTTCATAGGTACTTGTTTGGACGGTACAAAGGTTGCCTCTATTCTTGACGACTCTTCTACGGGCAAGATTACAGGAAAACAAGACGAAAACACACTTTGGATGATTGAGAAGAAGTATGCGGGTAACTTTCAGAGCAAGACACCAGGTCAGACCATATCGGTGTATGTGGAGTCTATCAACAAGATTTACGATGAGTATTTAGTTGACTTGGATTTGTTATCAGAGGTGCTGGAAACATTCGGGATAAGAAAACTTAATAGCAATGAGATACAAGCACTTGACCTTCAAACCGAAACATCCATCGGGCAATTCAAGGATTGGTACGACGAAACACAGTACCCTCTATCCGAGGGTTTGAAGGCGTACAGTTTCTTGAACTCGTGGTTTGTTTTCAAGAAACAATAATAGTATTTAAAATATAAACTGAGGGATACATTAATAATGAAGTAAATTTTTTTGTTTTAATATGCGAACCGTAATTGACAACACCAAACTAATAGCCCACTCAGGAATCACTAACTTTCATATCAAGAGTTTGTTTGACAACAATCAAGCGTTGCTATGGACACTACGCTTTCACAAGAATCAGATTGACAATCAAAAAAATTGGGACATTGCCAAGAAATGCGCCAACGAGTACGAGTTTATTTTTTCTTTCAACAACGACGGTGTCGCAGACATCGTGCCCATTAGCAGATCGTACTTCAAACTGATTGAGATCTTACACGATAATCACATCCTACCCGAACCGATTATCCAAGGCACGCTGACGTGTATGAAAAAGGTAAAAGTAGCTTGCTTGTGTGAAGCTCCAGGTGGTTTCGTACAGGCGTTGAATGATTTTTGTAGGTTAAAAAGAATTCCATTATCCCCTATTCATTGTATAACGCTTTTGTCTAACGATAAGAAAGTGCCTAATTGGAAGCTGTATTCTGTGAACAACTACAGTGTGTCCACAGGTAAGGACGGTACGGGTGATTTATACAAGGTACATAACATTGACTATTTTGTGAATCAGGTGGGAAGACAGTCGTGTGATGTCGTTACAGGAGACGGAGGTTTCGATTTTAGCAACGACTTCAATTCACAAGAGACCAATTTTGTTCTACTCCTGTTATGTGAGGTGTACACGTGCTTGAGCATACAGAATGTAGGCGGTTCGTTTGTGGTTAAGGTGTTTGACCTATTCCACGTGAGTACCTTACAGATTATTTCGTTGTTGAGAATGTTTTATAAAGAGATCATCATTCACAAACCAAAAACAAGCAGACCGGCAAACTCGGAAAAATACATCATATGTAAACACTTTTATTTGCCTCATAACTTCGAAGCCATAATGAACCAGATAAGAACAGATATAATGTATAGAACTAACCACATAGCGAACATTATTGCGCCAGCTATGTTATACGACACCTTCTTACACGTATACGCATTCAATCAGGTGTTTGTGAACACACAGATTGCTTACATTCAAAAAACACTTGGACTCATCCAACAGAACAAATTTGACAAAAAAGCTCACCTCAAAGAGTGTATCGATTGGTGTAGATCATACAGCGTACCTATTAAGAAACACTATCACTCGTTTAGCTGAGGCTTCACGAACTTGTCCACCAGGTGTGTACCTACCTTCACAGAGGCATTGTGCTCAGACACCTTGTTTTGACTCATTTTGTTCTTCTGAAGCATCATATACCTGAACGTATCATAGTCGAAAGTGTCGCTAATTACCGCGTTCGCCAGATGCGGGTAATACTTGAAAAACTTAGCGTACTTCTCTTTGTATTCGTCGGTACTCAACTCCTTGCTCAAGATGTCGTTCACGATTTCTTCAACAGGCAATTCTTGTTCCTTTTGCTCAGACATTTAAATGTGTTAAATCAATTTCATATTTAAATGCTTTTCAGCTTTATTTTCCCGATAATTATTATATAATGTTTGAATAAGAAAAGAATGGTATCTGCTTGGGACTTCAACACCGTTGCCTCTTGGGACGGCAAAAACACCGAGATTCCTCCGCCTTCGCTCAACGGCGGACTGTACAAAGGCGAACCGTTCGCTGGTCCTTGGGGCAACGTTCCCGTAACACCGGACGCGGTGTCTATGACAACACAAACACTGAAGAAGGCACAACCTCCTCCCCCGTTCGAAGCGACCGTTCAGTTCGGCAACACCTTCCGTCCCGGTAACAGCGAACACAAACTCCTCTCTAAGAATTACAATCCCAACCAAATCGCGTGTATGCTCGACAAAAAAGTAGAAAAACCTACCGTGTGTAAGAGCTACGATCCGTTCGACACTATGTATATGATGATTTGAATTATCACTTCGCGGTCTTAGGACGCGTTTTACTTTTAGTAAACTCCTTTTTCTCTATTGGTTTCATCGAATCTATGAAACCGAAGTCTTCTCTGAGTATAAAATCGGCGTAGTTACGGTAGTTAATACTTTTAGAGTTGTTCTTGGCATCCGTAATGTAGAACCCGTACGCCTTGTAATTAATGGTAAACTCTTTGTACTTCTTTGGAAAACTCATCAGAAACTTGATGTGCTTCTTCGTGATGTTACCCAGATCACTCTCGCCAATAAGCTTCATAAACGGATCGAGGTTGATGTACTGAGATCGAGTGTCATCGTTCTTAATCTCAATAACAGGACCATACCGAGCTACTCGAACCACCACCTTCTTACCATCTATGGTAAACTCATTCGTATCAGGTGCTATATCCTCTTTACCCTTCTCGCTTTTCTTAACGCTTTGACTCAAACTCTCGCACTTACTTTTGAATTTTCCATAAAAGGGTACGACAATATTCTGGTACGTTTCCTTACCCTCAGAGATGTCGTCCAGTATAGACTCCATTTTGCTCGTGAAATCCGCATTGATCACATCCTTGAACTTTTCTCTTAAAAACTCGTCCACCCGAATACCCGCCTCCGTTGGCACTAACTTGCTCCTCTCCGAGTGCGCTTCCTTAGTCTCCTTCTCTATCTTTATTTTACCTTTTTCTTTGATTACGTAGTCTACATACTCCCTCATCTCACCGCTCACATCGGTGTTTCGCACAAACATCCTTTTGTACAGCTTGTTCACCATACTCACGTACGTAGAAGGGCGTCCGATACCCATGTCCTCCATCGCTTTGATAATCGTGGACTCACTGTACCTCGCAGGAGGAGCGCTCCATATACAATTCCCTCTAATCTCTATAGAACTTGTAGTCTTGGACTTTGTATCTATGTTCTTAAAAAGTTCTTTGTTCTCCGTATTCACACTTTTTTCCTCGTATGCTCTCAAATACCCTGGTTCTATAAGCTGCTTCGCCTTCCCTTTGAAGTGTAAACCTAACTTTTGTAAATATTCGTTATCTATCTTCATCGTTAAATCCATATACTTAGCTGGAATCATCAAGGCAGCTATAGACCTGCTGAATATCAACTGATACAACGACTTCTGTCTTGACGATAAACCCTGGACGTCCCATACCAACCGAGTGGGTCGTATCGCCTCGTGTGCCTCTTGAGCGTTCTTCGCTTTCTGTTGGCTTTGTTTTACCAATCGTTCCTCGCTTCCTATATAAGAAGCCCCAAAGGTCTGGTTGATATGTCCCTTCGCCAAGTTCTGAAACTCCTTGGAGAGTGCGGTGCTGTCCGTTCTCATATACGTGATATGACCCAGTTCATATAACTCTTGAGCGACCTTCATTGTCTCTTTAATACTGAAACCTCTGCTGTGTGCCTTTTGCTGAAGAGTGGATGTGGTAAACGGTTTGTCAGGGTACTCCAACAACGGTTTAGTTTCCACACCACCAACAGTATACTTGATAGTTACGGCCAACGGCTTCAGAAAGCTGATCACATTTTCTTTGTCATTGAATTTATGTACACCACCACTCTTGTTATCACACAACTTAGCCTCCTTAACCCCATTCATAAACGTTCCCAAAACGTTCCAGTACTGCTCGGACTTGAACTCTTTGATGGTCGCCTCCTTGTCAACAATGAGTCGCAGCACTACCGACTGAACCCTCCCAGCAGACAATAACCCACCACCCGTGAAGTGATCCCATAACACTTTGGTCACGCGATACCCCACCAAACGATCCAAGACACGTCTCGCCTGCTGGGAATCCACCATCTGTTTGTCGATGTCCCTCGGCTGATTCACCGCCCTGTGTAAGGCGTTCTGAGTTATCTCGTTAAACACAATACGTCGGTAATTATTTGGTTTCAACACATTCAACAAATGCCACGCAATCGCCTCACCCTCACGATCGTTGTCCGCGGCCAGCAATGTAATGTCGTGCTCTTTCACCAGCTTCTTTAGCTTTGTTACAAGCTCACCTTTGTCTTTCATAATCTGATACACCGGTTCAATGGTTTTTGGATCAATACCCATATCCTTTTTCACCAAATCACACACGTGACCACCACTCGCCTTCACGGTGTACGTGTTTCCACTGCCTTTGAAAGCTTGTGACAGGTACTTGTGTACGGTCTTTTCCTTCGTAAACGACTCCACAATCACAAGAACACGCATTGTTGTTTAACACTTGTTTACTATTAACAGATTTGTTTATGACCATAAATGAACTAAATATATCAATTTTTAGTTTTTAGAAAAAAGAAAACGGTGTATAGTCATCAAGTTTATATGTTGATGTTGTAATATTGTAACGCCTTCTTGGATGCTTCCAACTCAGCCGATTTCTTACTACTTCCCTTACCTATACCAATCACACAACCGGTGTTGTCTCTCACAAAAATTGTGTACACACGATATCCGTTGTTGCTCCCGTTGCTTTTATCGACCGCATCCACCTCTCGAAACTGTGGAATAAATTGGTAGTTGTGCTGACAATGTTTCACCAACCTGTCCTTATAGCTTGTGTTTTGGGTGAGAAGCTCCGTGAAATCGACATAGTTCTCCAAAATGTGAATGATCCAATCCCTCGCTCGCTCGTCCCCCGAACCGTTCGCTTCCTCGAAATCCATAAATATTGCGCCAATGAACGCCTCAAAAGCGTCCTCCAATATATTTTTGTTATGTCTCCCGTTGTTACTCTCGATCTGATTAGAAATCATCACGTACTCATTAAACCCTAACTTTCTCGACAGCGAAGCCAACATCTCACCGTTCACCAACTTCGTTCGCATCGTAGTCAAGAACCCCTCGTTCTCCGTAGGATAACGATCGAACAAATACACCGCCACCACCTTGTGTAACACCGCATCCCCCAAAAACTCCAACCTCTCGTTGCTCTCCTCCTGTAAAGGTAAACAATTTTCCGGACAATTCACATTACCATCCACAAAATTTTCGTTCTTGCGAGTACAATAAGACCTATGAACAAACGCCCGTCTGTAAATGTTCTCGTTGTGGATGGTATCGAAGATCGACAACAACCTTAAGATGTCTTTCTTTCCTATCAAACAGTTCGACTCATTGTAAGGCAATCCGCTGCTGTTCGAGCTGTTCAACATATTTGAAAGAGATCCGAGTAAAATCACAATACCAATATAATACTATACAGCGATAGCAGTTTAAATCAATTTTTTATTCGTTGTACCAGATATAGTTGAAAAAGATAATGAAACGGTCGTTGAATTCGTGGTCGTCAGTGGTTTCGTACTCGTCCAGGTCCATTTGGATAAATCTTGTATATATTTAAAATGAAGTATCATTATTACGTAATTGCTGTGATATTAATCATTTTCATAGTGTATTTGTACAACCGTTTTTTTAAAACCACATATATAGCAGTCGTTGAACCAATTATTGTTGAAAACCCTGCTCCTGCTAACCCTGTGATGTCGGTGTCATTCACTCCTTTGACAGACGAGGAAAGAATAGCTTATTACCTGGGTGACATTAGAAATCTTGAGGTTGATAAAGAGTACTTATCTACAACCAAACTGTATACGTTCGATACCATCAAAGACAAGTATTTTGTTTGGGGAGAACACTTGAAACAGTATTTGCGCAAGCACGACCTACACGATAAAAATTTGTCGTTTGATTTTGAATCTGGTGATATTAGTAGTCCTACAAATAGATACGCTTTAGTCAGGAATCGTTCGGTGAATAGTCAAGGAAATGTTGACACAAAACCAATACTAATGAAATCAATGACTTTGGGTAGACATTGGGGTAATGTATATAACAAGCAAACGGACAGTATTCCTTTTTTGGAAAAGAAAAACGTTTTGTTTTGGAGAGGCGCTACAACAGGTGAAGAAGATAGACCTGGAAATCGATTCGATATCGTAAAAATGTACTACGATAAGTATCCTTTCATAGATGTAGGGTATTCGGGTACTTGCCAAGGAAAGGACGATATGTATTCAAAGTATGTGAAAGGAGGTTGTGGTATTAAAACCTTTTTGGAACACAAGTTTATCTTATCACTCGAGGGAAACGACAAGGATAGTGGTATAAACTGGAAACTAAATTCTGATTGTGTTGTCGTGATGCCAAAACCAAGACACACCAGCTGGTTGATGGAAGATAAACTGATACCTAATTACCATTACGTTCTAATAAAAGATGACTTCAGTGATCTTGTTGAAAAATACGAGTGGATGATGAATCACTTGGATGAATGTCAACATATCATAAAAAACGCCAATGACTATATGAAACAATTTTTGGATATAGAAAGAGAGGAACGGATCGAATTGAAAGTTGTTAAGCGTTATCTTAGAAAAATGAATCCAACCATCACCACTATTTAAGAGGAAAATACACATAAATAAAAGATATGAAAATATGAGTTTAGCCAGTGACCCTTGGTTACTAAGAAACACGATAGGCAAAACCTCCTCGGTGTACTGTGTTCCTTATGAGTTCACTTCAAAAACGGTATCGTCCGTGTCGTTCTTAAACGCCTCCCGTAATCGGCCGGCGATACTGATGTTTAACTCCAAGTCGTCTGCCGAACAATTTAGAAATAACTATTTGTCCAACATTCTGGTGTGTGACACGTCCAATCACACCTGGAACTCTTTCGGGGTAACCGAGATGAGCGACGTGGACACCTTCACGGAGGTGCGATACCAGGTTCAGCTGGATAATTGTGACTATGAACGAAACATAATCTATCCCTCTTACGATATAATGCCTCAAAAGCTTACAAATATGGAAAATGACATCTTGATGACACTGTCACTCTGTGCCTACGCAATCTACTTTTACGTGGAAAGCATAACATCCAAAAACAACACGTTGGAAATGAGAGGTCTATTGATCAATCCATGTGGCTCTATCAGTGATACAGACACGGATGCTCGGTTCAGACAAGAGTACATACTGACACATTTGAATCAGATGGCGAATGAATAAATTTGAATAAATTTAAGAACAATAAGTAAAAACTATGAATAACAATATGATTTCGTTTGTAATTAGACCGATTGTGTGCTCGAGTTCACATTGGCTTGAAAACAAAGAGACGCGTAAAGTCACACCAGAACTTAACAGAATGATAAATCTATGTTCGAACCCACTTATGAGGAACACAAAAGAGTGTTTGGTGCTCTGGGACACGATTGACAGATTCAACAAATCCGTGATGTCATCAAAATACGAGATCGATCGATCATATCGTAATATTCAACAATTGGATGTGGACGAACATTCCGAGCGTTATTTTGAGTAACTTTACATTATTGTTTGCTTGAAAGATCTTCTTAACCAAATAGGGTAGAAGGAAAGCTCATTATTGTTTTCTTCGTCAGTAGGATGTACAACACGCTTTGTTGATCCTACCGACACTATGAGAATGAGTACTATAAACACTATCATAAACACGATATGTGGCTTGTTGAGGTCCATTTTCTCTTTTAAAGTGTATGGAGTAAAAAAATTGAAAATGCCATTTATACTTACTCCTATACGCAACCAAAAATTATTCAAACATATTAAAAGTGTTTTCTAAGTAAATACTGTAGAAATGGACAACACTATTGAATGTACGGTTTGTCTCGAGCCCTACAACAATAAGCAACGACGAATGACCGAATGTCCGTCTTGTCAATACAAAGCGTGTGCCTCTTGTATGGTGACCTACTTTACCACCTCAAAGGCGTCACCTCAGTGTATGGACTGTCACCGTCCCTGGACACACCAGTATATGCGTGAATCGATCGGTGGATCTTGTCTCAAACGTATTCAGGAAGCTCAGAAAAACAAGTTGTTTATGGAACAAAAACTGCTTATCCCTTATACACAGGAGTTTGTTCAGCTTGACAATGAGTCTAAGAAGTTGGACGCTGAAATTAATCGAAGAAGCGAAGAGATTAAACGACTCAAAAAAGAGATCGCTCAGATCGAACACAACCGATACACAATTTACCGAAACAGAAGGTACATCGCACACAACTTCAATGACTATATGGTAAATGGTATGAACAATAATTCGGGTTCTTCTACAAACAAACAACCGCGATTCACCGAACCCAAGTACATACAGGCTTGCTCTCAACCCGACTGTAAGGGATTCGTCAAAATAAATGGTGTATGTGGTCTTTGTGAAACAACATACTGTAAGGAGTGTATGAACGTTAAAACCGATGACACACACGAATGTAATGAAAATGATGTACTCACCGTACAAATGTTGCGAAAAGATACAAAGCCATGTCCAAAGTGTAGCAACCCTATCCATCGTATAAGCGGATGCCCTGATATGTTCTGTGTGTCGTGTTGTACCGCCTTCAACTGGAACACATTAAAAATAGACGAGCGTGGAAACAGCAATCCTCACTATTACGCGTGGTTACGTAACGGTTCGGGAATACCTGTCAGAAACATTAATGGATGCCAAGATGTACATCTGAGTTCAGCTTTGACGTGTGAAAATTTTAGTAGTCTCGGAAACAAGGTTATATCTGACGCTATCACAAACGCCTTATATTCCATTCATCATCGCATCCAAAACATATGGGAATTCAAACAGAGCACCTCAGGTAGAGGTAGTGGTACTGTGTTTCGATTCAATCTACCCACAAGCTTCGAGTCACATACCCTGCTTTTGAGAGCCAGATATATGATGAACGAAATCTCTGAATCTAATTTCAAGTCCCAAGTAATGCGTATCCACAAAGCCCTCGAATACAACGAAAACATAGAACAAATCAAAAACACCATCACTGGCTATAGGCAAGAAATGATGCGCGATTTGGTGTACAACGAATCGTTCGAATACAAAGTGTGGCTAAAAGACTATGTGAAGTTTGTTAACTACATCAACGACTGTGTGGATCATTTGCGTATCGTATTCTACGAAAAACAGAAGGTGGAAGAGAGCAGAATAACATTCATTGACATCCCACGCTCGGTACGTTCTCTAATAATGAACTTGTAAAACACATCCCAAAAATGATTTAGTTTTTTACTTGGAGACCGTCTTTGTCACCTTACCCAGCATCACCGCGGTGTTGCCGTCCAGGAATGCTATGCGCGACAAGCCCTCGCAGTTTTTAAAAGAGTCCACAATCAGTGGCTGTTGTGGCTCGAAGACAACCTCCGCGACCTCGTTCGACTTCAGCGAATGAGGGCTCTCCATTTTCTTCCCACCGGTCTCCTTACCCATCTTCCACACAATCTCCGTCACACGACACGCCGCCCGACCGCAACGTACAAAGCCGATGGGTGAATAACCCACCTTCATCTCACCAGGAATGTCCAGTGTCTGAATCTGTGCTGTAAAACTCTTGACTGTCGTGAGCGTGGTGTCCTTCTTGTACACCATTACATCTCCCGTTCGTGGCATGTTCAGCTTGTCAAGGCCCTTGATGTTCATCCCCACATTATCCCCCGGGTTAGCCTCCTCCACGCGCTTGTGGTGCATCTCCACAGTGAACACCTTGCCGGTACAAGGGTTTGACGCGGTGTGAGTAGGTAGAAACAGAACCTCCTCGTTGGGCTTCACCACGCCCTGCTCCACACGACCAGCCAAGACATCACCCACGCCTTTGATTTTGTAAATTCCAGACAAAGGTAAGCGCATCGGAGCGTCAACCTTGCGCTCCGGCTTCTCCACAAAGTCGTTCAACGCATCAAGCAGAGTGTGAACGTGGATAGTCGATCCATCCATCTTCTTAACGTCAACACCCTTCCACCACTCCATCTTATCTGACTTCGTGATCAGATTGTCCCCCATCCATCCCGAAATGGGAAGCACCGGAATTGAGGAAGCCACAAAGTCCTTCTTCAATCCAACTCTTACCAACATGCTCTTCATCTCGTTCGCAATCTCATCATACCGATCCTTGGTGTACTTCGCTACGTCACAGTCCATCTTGTTCACTCCCACAATGATCTGCTTCACGCCCAGCAAATTAATTAGTCGCGCGTGTTGACGCGTCTGTCCCTGTACCTCACCAGCCTTGTGGTCACCCTTCTGAATGGCGGTTGTGAAGTTGCCGTCCGCCGGTACCATCAACACCGCAACATCCGCCTGTGCCGCACCGGAGATCATGTTCTTGATGAAATCTCTGTGGCCAGGAGCGTCAATGATGGTGTAGTGCCAACGCTCAGTGAAGAACTCCTTAGTAGTACACGCAATGGTCACGCCACGCTCGCGCTCTTCCTTGGCACGATCCATATAGAAAGCGAACGCAAAGCTGGATTTTCCAAGCGTCTCCGCCTCCGCTTTTAACTTCTCCATCTCACGTTCAGGAATACCTCCTAACTCAAATAAAAGGCGTCCAGTGGTCGTCGACTTCCCAGAGTCGACATGCCCGCATATAACGACGGACAAATGGTCTTTATCGCTCATAATCAGTTATCTTATAGTTGTTAGATTCAAATAAAGCTTTAATACAGTTTACGGTTTCCAGGCCAGAAACATTGGAAACATCAATACAATAGCTATCGCAATAATGACATCCACAATCAGTATTTTCCGTTCAGCTGAAGCGCAAAGATTTTGATATTGCTGATGCTGAAAAGTGTTACGAGGCTTGGCCCAATCATAAAAGTGTCGCAAATACGATGGAGTAAGTGTTCTCTCACACAAATACGCGTCGTACCAAGCAATAGCGATATAAGTAAAATACAAAATTCCAACCAACACCCATTTGTTTTTTGGTGGAGAAAACCAGTATCCTATAGCCAACAATATACTGATAACCACGCATTTGGCATTTCCTGTCAATGGTCCTTCGTAACAATCCATTTATTTATATTAAACAACTAATTCTCTCGGCTTGCTGTATTTTTTCACAATATAAGCACACGTTTCCTTAAACAGCATAATCATCATACACAAATAAATCAACCCCATATATAGAGCAAAACACTGAAGCAAATAGTACACAATGTCTCCACTGAACGAGCCCATTAATAAATTCTCATATAGGATTAAGTGTTTGGGCTTTAAAACACTTTTTGTGCTCAATATGAAAGAAGAATTTAGTATCGATGAAGAGGCATTGTACTTTAACGCGTCGTACGGGGTTGTTCCAAAATATGTTCGAGAGTATCATTACAATTTGTTGTCAGAGTGCGAGTACAACCCTTACAAATGGTTCACTTCAAAATACAAAGAGAAGGTACTCGAAACCAAGCACGCATTGTCTACTTATTTGAATTGTTCCACACACGACTTTGTTATTGTTGATAACTCGAGCTCGGGTGCGAACTCCGTTTTTAATTCTTTGGAGTTTGACTCCAAATCCGCGATCGTGGTCTTGGAAACCGCGTACGGTCTTATAGTGAATCTTGTAAATAAGTTCAAGCAAAAGTACAATCTTGAAGTGGTTGTTGTACCAGTAAATTTAAACTCAATTCACTTAATACCCCTGTATGTAAATCTTCAACTGGTAAAGTTGAAATCAAGAGGGTTAAACGTAAAACTGGTTTGTGTGGATCATATTAGTTCTTGTCCAGCGGTAGTAATGCCTGTAAAACATATCGCTAAGGTGTGTAAAAATAACGGCGTGCCTCTGTTTGTGGACGGAGCACACGCTCTCGGACAAATCAAACGTCGATATATCTGATCTTGAGGACTGGGGTATGACCTATTGGGTTTCGGACACTCACAAGTGGTTCTTCTCTCCAAAAGGGTCAGCCGTATTATGGGTTACCAAAGTAAAACAAGCAAATGTTGTACCTACTATCGATTGTGCCTCCATAGGATCGAACGGCTGTACTGTGATTCAAAACCAATACAAAGAATTGTCTGAGTTCGAATCGCGATTCTCGTATCTCGGTACGAAAGATTACACGCCTTGGATATCTATCTGTGGTGCGATTCACTTTATAGAAGATATCGGTGGATACGACTTTATCATCAATAGAAACAAACAGATCGCTACTTGGGCACAGACGTATATGTCCATAAAACTGAATACAGAATGTACCAATGAAGATCTTATTGCTTCGATGTGTAACCTCAAACTACCATTTATCAAATCTAAGCAAGATTCCGAAGATTTGGTAAATTATTTGGAAAAAAGAAACGTCTTTGCGGTTGTATTCGAGTACCAAAACGAATATTGGATTCGATTGTGTATACAAGTGTTTGTTAGCGTTACAGATGTTGTAAAATTGACTAAGATGTTGATGGAGTATCGGTCGCTAATCGCCATCTGAATCCACTACATGCCATATTCTTTGCTATCGCTTTCTTGATCGATTTCGCAGAGGTTTTCACGTTCTTCACAGCGTCCGAGAAGGAATCGTACGTCGCGATAACTTCTCTTGTTTCCGGATTCAATTGCTCAACTTTTGTCCCCCGTTTAGCCGCGTTCGTTCTGTATGGAAGCGCGTTGTTCGCCAAATAGGCCTCTCGCATCTCTTCGGACATGGCGCTCCAAGACACCCAGTACTTGTCGCTCAATAACGTCCCGTACTTTATACTCGAAGACATCGCCGATGGATGCTGACCGATATACTCACTCGCCTCTTTCTGTAAACAAAAGATTCTCTCGATACAAGTTCTCTCCTTGTTAAGCATACACACAAGATCTGTGTTGTTTGGATGCGACTCGGCTGTTTGACCAATATCATACACTTTGTTAGGATCGTCCGTTCGGTTCACGAAATGCCAGCGGTGGTTGTGATAGACCAGACGATATTTCGCAGAATATTTCAGCTGTGTTTGACTCATACCCTTAAACTCGCGCAACAAATCCATCTGATTCTCAAACACACGAAGCACCTTCGTGAAATCGTCTTTGTCATACATCTGAACATACGGTCCTTGATACTGTGACTTTTTCTCAACAGGAAGTTTTACGATCGGTTTCTTCTGACCACAATGCGCGCACCGATCGTCGTTGTCGCTCGAGTCCTTCACAGAAGAAGCGGCATCGTCTTCTTCACGCTCCTCCAGATGGATGGGTTTTGTACGAGACGGAAGCGATGGCAATGCGAACATTGTGGATAACTGCCCTATCGCCAAGAACGTCAACACCTTCTCACCCGCACTCATCGACATCATCTCACGTGCCATGTCCAGCCGTTTCTCTTCGATGCGAAGTCGGATAAGTTCTTTGTCTGTGTAATTGTATTTTTCTTCAATTGAAGAACGCTGTTCGTAGTCAAGTTTCTTTTCTTCAATACGAAGTCGAATCAACTCTTTATCGGTTCTAAAATCATACAAGTTATCGTCCATTATTGATATGATAAACTTATATTCTTCCTTGTTTGAAATAAGGTAACACTCCTTAGATACTTTTACATCATTAACAGCGTTTGTGTATTTCAATTTTTTCAGATATGCGTGATTATGTATAAATCTTTCGAAACTTTCTGGATTTTCGGTTTCGTATATGTCCATAATTGTTGGTTTACACTTAAATTCGCACGCAAGTTGTTTCACTCTATTTTTCAAGTTCTTGGTTTCTCCGATTTTGAGTATGTATGTTCCGTCTTGAAAAGTTTTCATTTTAATAACATACACTACCTTATCTGAATGATGATTCTTAAGAAGTAATTCGTGTCGCTCATTCTCCTTCTTACACATATTGTATTCAACATAATTCTCATTCATTTTCAAAAAGCAATGATGAACATCATTAGCTCGTGATGTAGAAGCTTTCATACATAGTTTCTTAAACGTATTGACGTTGAGCATTATGATTTGTTTGTTGTGTCCACCACGATTTTCCGTGTTACAGTGTTTCTTTTTATCTGGTGTAAGCAAAACTTGGTAATCTTTGTTCTCGCAAAAGTGTTTGATCAAAAGTCGTTTACAAGGATCTACACGTGTAAATCCGAGCCATCCTCAAATATCATCCAAAGATATCACAAACTTCGTGTCATCATCCCCGTGTTCAAGATACATCTTGAATGACTGTACAAAGAGCTTTTGATCTTCGGTGTTAAAGTTATGTACTAACAGATTAGTCAGGTCGTCGTCGATCGAGAAAGTTGTGTTGGTGACTGATGTCAAAGCCATTTTTTACTTTCAGATTGTTTGGTTTGTAAGTACAATTGTGTCTATATCTTAAATACAGAAAAAGTACCATAAAATCACGGCTGACAATGGTTAATTTAAATATCTTAAAGAGTTGAAAAAAGAAATTTGTTGTGATGTTGTGATGTTTTACGAGTTCATAGATTCTTCTCGCAATCGCATCATAGCTTCGTACTTTGATTTCAATGATACCGCCTTAGACCCTGATGTAGACACGCGCTTCTTTCCTGGGATGGTTACCTCAAACTTAGAGCCTCTTTTTTCGGTTTCTTTGACAAAGTTGACGTGAGCGGGCATAATCGAGCGCTTCAAGACAAAGCCGTCCTCTTCAGCCATCCACTCCGGATCGCGGGTACAGGTTTGTACATAGTCAGGAATGTAATCGAAAGTATCGCCAATTTCTTTTAGCTTCTGGTACGCTTCGGCGAGCTTTTCTTGTGCGGTAACGGAGTTTGATTTGGAACTGGTCCACAGTATGTTTTTGGGGTGCTTCTCAATACGGAAAAAGTCCCTGGTGAGTCCCTTTTCTTTGTTGTAGGTCTCCTTGTTATACGTTACGTACCGAGGGAGATCTTTGTGTTCAATTCCTTCGGGTAAGTCACGGGCGTTGTGTTTGCGGGATCTTTTATCGGTGTTTTGGTTTTGCTCGGTTGGGGTCACCCATCGCAAGTTTTCAAGTCGGTTGTCCAACGTGTCCCTGTTGATGTGGTCCACACTGTAAGCCTTTCCGTCGTTCGGCTTTTCGACGTTGTTCAAACGAAGGACGTATTCGTGAGGCAACAATGAGTCAACGTTTTTGTTTTTCCGTGTTTGACGTAGTATTTGTTCTCCTTCACTTGATGTGGTCTACGATTCGCTCTCCAAGATGTCCACGAGTATTGTTTCAAAGTCGGGACTAAGTTAGAATCGACGACTGATGTAATTGTGGTTTGTTTGTTTTTTATTGTAAGAGTCCATAACAGCTCGTCTTTCTTCTCCCATACGTTGATAATTTCATTATTCCATTGAACTTCATAGCGATCTTCTTCAGTATGTGGTTCTTGACAAGATTCGTGTAGCACAGTAGTTGCCATTTGTGATTTGTGATTTGTGATTTGTGTTTGATTGTACTTTTTTAGAGAAGATGATCAATTTTTTTCATAATCGCGAAAAATCACGTTTATGAAGTTAGAAAAACAGAAGTTTTTTGCGATTAAAAGATGTTATCGCCAAGAATGTTTTTTGTTTTTTTGAAAAGCTACAAAATACCCGTAGCACTTTATTTAAACAATCTAATTGGAGTATGCTCGGTCTCCTCCCTCACCTTTCGGAAAGGGCCTGACTCTATCTTAAGATGATTCCGGTTGACTAAACCATCACTATCACCCGATACCCGTCGCAGCACAAAGGTAGATTAAGTCTTTGTACTACATAGTCGATGAGGGAGTACCATGCTCTTGTCTTGTCGAGTTTAGGCACTTTACCCGCGGATTATCCATTGTAACATCTTCGAACGCTTTTACCATACACAAGGTCATTACCCCGTCCAGTTGTATGTTTCCACACAACCTTGGTGTTTCGAAGCTTTAGGACTTTCCCGAATCATTATAAGGTATCTCGCCCTTGTTGCGAACAACAAAGACTAGCCAGTAACACTGTTTACCCGTTTATCACGGCAGCTGACTGTTTGGGTCTAGGCGCGAAAGCTGAATTAGTATAGATCTAATTGCTATGGCTTAACCCACCCATGCCCGACATCACACGGAGCACGTTGTAGTTGACAGCGAACACCTTGACGGTGTTGGCGGTGTTCACGCCCGCGAGGTTAAGAGTGGCGTTGTCAATACGGGACATGTTGCATGTGCCAGAGGGCTGGTGCTCCTCGGGCTTAAGCGCGAAGGAGTACACGTTGATACCAGCGGTCTTGTTGCCGGCCTCGGTGGGCACACGCTCGTGATGCTGGTAAGGCTGGACAAGCTGGAAGTACTGGGGCACACGGGCGGTGAAACGCTCGTGACCGTTGAGCTGGAGCTTGGCAGAGTTGTAGGAGGTGACGTAAGTGCCGACGTCAGCACCGTCCTCCTTCTCAACCCAGACGATTTCCTTGCAGGGATGGTTGAAATTGAGCTTAATCTTGGAGGAGGCAGTCTCATCACCGGTGAACTGGAGCTGCTCAATGAGGTACTCGTGGGAGACCTGGGCGAAGCGGCGGCGCTCGTCGGTGTCGAGGTAGATGTAGTCAACGAAGAGGGAGGCAGAGTTGAGGTTGCCAGCAGCGCCGAGCACATCCATGGCATCACCGAACTCGAGGTTGATCTTGACCTCGTGGTACTGGAGAGCGATGAGGGGAAGAGCAAGACCGGGGTTGCGGCAGAACCAGAACTGGAGGGGCACGAACACGATGTTGTCGGCAACATCGGTAGCACCGGAGGGGAACTCGGAGAGCACGTCACCGCCGTTCACCATGAGCTTGTAGCCGTCCCAGTGACCAGCGGTCTGGGTAAGCTCGTTCCAGATGTGAAGCCAGTCAGCGTAGTGCTTGTCAATGCGCTGACCACCGATCTCAACCTCAACGGACTTGATGAGCTTGTGGCCGGCCCAGGCAGTGCCCGCGGAGGGGAGCTCGGCCTGGAGGTAGATACGGTGAATGAGATCACCGTTGCGAGAGATGGGGCAGGTCACCTTCTTACCGAAGTCAGCAACACCGTTGAAAGTCTGCTCAATGGACTCCATAGAGAAGTTGGTGTGACGACGGTACACGACCTTGAAGAAAGTAATCTGAGGGTTGCCGGACAGGTAAATGTCCTGAGCACCGTAAGCGACAAGTTGCATAAGACCTCCTCCCATAGTTTTATTTTATTTAATGTGAGAAAAAAATTATAGATTATTTAAAATTAATATTTACGCATTAGTATATAACGTTCTGAAAAAAACTGCTGTTAAAGAATGAAGAAAACAACTTGTACAACGAACAGTGGTACGACAACATCCACTTCTAATCCGCTTTATAAGCGTGCCTGTAACTACAAGAGGACTTCCAAGACATTAGATTATTGTCACAAAAACAACTTGGAACAATTCGAGAACAATCGTGACACCTTAGAAATAAAACAAACACGTCTTAATAATCTGAAATCCGAACTCCTTTCTATAAAGAGTAAACCCAATGATACCAAAAGTGATGATGACTTTATCCGTATAGTTACTCTCAATGAGGAAATAATGTCGATAGAGAATTGTATCAACAAGATAGAAAACAACATAGATGAACTTGAATACTACACAAAGACTGCTGACATCTTGTACAATTATTACGAACTTGTGGAGAACAATTCCGACAACAATATGGACATTAACAATCACATAAGCAAAAACACTGGAAACAACAAGAAGTCCATATTAGAATACTTTCACAAAAAGGAAGACACAACAACTCAAAGATCGCCTTTAGAAGTAAAGTCTCAAGACTCCAAAGTGATTCCTACAGCGACTAATAATATTACTAACAATACTAACGATAATAATAGAGCATCTCTATTAGACAAATACCTCGCAATTACGGACAAGAACTATATCAACGACAACATAGATAACAAGATCGCTTTAGTATGCGAGCACTGTGGATCGACAGAGAAGACGGTGTTGAATAACGATAGTATTTCAGTGTGCGATACCTGTTTTGCTGTTCAACATTTGCTCACAGACAATGAAAAACCTTCCTACAAAGATCCTCCTAAAGAAATTAGTTATTTTTCTTACAAAAGGATTAATCATTATCAGGAATGGTTAAATCAAATTCAAGGAAAGGAAACTACTGATATCCCGGAAGAGGTGTTTGACAAAATTATGTTAGAGTTAAAGATACAAAGAATCACCAATACCAAAGATATCACACGCCATAAGATCAAGGACATTCTGAAAAAGCTCAAAATTAACAAGTATTATGAGCATATACCTTACATTATGAATAGAATTACAGGCATACCAAATCCTAACCTTACTCCTGAATTAGAAGAGAAGTTACGCAACATGTTCAAAGAGATTCAAGTTCCTTTTTTGAAGCATTCACCTTTAAATAGGAAAAACTTTTTGTCGTATTCCTATGTAATTCATAAGTTTATACAGATCTTGGGTAAGACAGAGTATCTTAAATATTTCCCGTTATTGAAGAGCCGTGAAAAGCTACATCAACAAGAAGAAATATGGAAAAAAATTTGTAATGATCTTAATTGGATATTTATTCGAAGTATTTAATGACGAATAATTTACTGGGGGAAACCTACAAGGTTAGCACCAATACCGAACTGAGCCGCCTGACGGACAGACTTGGCGCTACCGTAAGAACCGTCACCGGAAGGAGCGAACATGTCGAGCAGGCTGAAGGTAGCAGCCGCAACGAAACCGATGAGAACAACGTCGTCAAGGTTCAATTTCTTGCTGGGAAACATGAATGCGGCGGTGGCAACAACAAGACCTTCCATGAGGTACTTGAGCATGTTGGTGAATACGGTCATTATGTCGAAAGAGTTGGTCATGATTCTTTTTAATATTTAAAAATATTTTATTTTTACTTAAACTTAATTTATCATACACTTTCATAATAATCATGAGCAGTGACGGTCGTATCACAACTAAAGAAGTGGACTACCTCGAGCAGGACGAGCCTATTCGCAACCAAAATTTTGTGTGCCTATCTTTCCTCAGCCCCGAAGAAGTTCTAATTAACAAGGAACGTTATTTCTTCGAGAAGTATGTCAGCGAATTTACTACAAAAACTAACGAAATGCTTACAACCATGAAGAATCTCTTTCCAGAAAAGCAGGAAGAGCTACGTATCCTAAGTGACAACTATGATTTCTTGTTCGATGCCGAGAGGATTCATGATCACTACAAGTATTTTGTGAACGATAAGCACGATGAGTTGGAGAAGAGTTTCTATGAAGCCAATAATTCCCAAACCAGTGTTCGTGGTCTTAAAGTGAGGGGTGTGTACGACACGATCGAGGAAGCCAAAGCTCGTAGCGAAAAGTTGAGAAAGCTTGAGAATAACAAATTTTCTATTTACATCGCGCAGGTTGGATGCTGGTGTCCTTGGTCTCCTAATCCTGAGCATATTACGGATCAGGAGTTTGCCGAGACAGAGCTGAACACCCTGATGCATAAGTATCAGGAGAATCTTGATAACAAGGCCGAATTCTTCAAGACTCGTCAAGCTGATTTAATGAAGAAGATTGATGAGTCTGAGGAGAAGAAGAAGACAGAGCTTACTAAGCCAACTGATGAAGAGACTTCTGATTCTATTATTTCTTAAAAAATTAAAGCTGATATATTATTAAATGTATGTGTTTTTACTCATATTATTGTTTATCGGTTCAATAATGGTGATTGACGGGATTTACAGAGAGGAGTTGGTTTCTCTTAAATCTTCTAAGAAAACAGAGTACAGGTTTGTACCTAAAAGCAACGACGACTACGGGACAATGAATTTGCTTGACAAGCAATTTGAGATGATCACCAAAGAAGACAAAACATCATCTGCTTGATGTTTTCTTCACATTTATAACGGGTTTATTTTGTTTTTTGAATATCGAAGGATCATACTTTTCCTCGTTATGATCCGCTTTAAGGTTTCTACTCATATCCCAGAATTGTTGGTTACACAATTTAAAGTTAGGGTGCGTGTCTGCCTTGTACCAGAACACATTGTCTTCGAGCTTATTGCTCTTGGTTGTGTTGTCAATTACCAAACACTCATAATTCTCTGTACATTGATCCATAACTTGACAAAATATCTCGAAGTTTTGGAACATACCAGCGTAGTTGTCATATATGCGCTTGCGATTTGCCACAATGTTTTCTCGCAATATGAAGATGAAATCAATATTTGTTCGCAGATTAGGAGGAATACCCAAAGGATATTGCATCGATATTATGAAAAACATCTTCAAATGTCTACCATTCATAAAAAGAGCCCTAACGTTTTTGTCCTTTGTCCACGAACTATCGTACAGGCAATCGTCCAAAATCAGAAAAGCTCTTGGATCTATTCTTGAGCTACCGTACTTTGTCAGCTCGTCATTCTTATGTTTTATCACGTATTGTTGTCTCTTTACAACATTGTCTATTATCGAAGATTTGTACTCGTCGTGGATGAACATTTTAGGTACAACCTCCCCGAAAAATCCGTTCGCGGCCTCAGTACCAGATATGACAGTTCCTAAAGGAAAGCTGTTGTTGTAAAATAACAAATCCTTGATTAAAAAAGATTTCCCAGTATTACGTTTTCCTATCATTACAACCACTTTATCATCGGTAATAGAGGCGATGTCAAATTTTCGAAGTTCTAATTTCATTGTTATGATAATATATTATATAATATTAACTTTCATCAAAACGGAGGATCTCCTGATTTAATGTTGTTCATCATCTGAAGATCGTCGTTTGTATCCATTACCATCTTGGTAAATCCGTAAATCACACCGAATGTAACCATAAAGACAACAGCTAATTGGGTGTAATCGTACTTATTCTCATTGTCATCACTCTGATTGGACTTATACGCCAAATACGCGGTAATGATGGTAGACGCCAGTAAAGGTAGTATTAATGATTCGTAATCCATAGTTAATATAATGGTTACAAATTTTTACATCTTATACGTACGAATTCTGTAGCAGTAGATATTTCTTTAGCTTTGCTCTCTTCTGCTTATCCTTAAAATCGTTGTAGCTCACTCCAGACCCGAGGATACTCGCAACTTTTTCTTGGTTCTTACTCTTTTTGCTTTGAATGAAAACATTTCGCACCTCTGGCTTTTCTTCCTCTACACCTATAAGTGTCTTGATACGATATTTTTCTTCATCAGACTCGTACCCACTACTATTCCGATCTTCAACACTTTCCTCATCAGTGTTTATAACCTTAACATCTTCTTCTTCTTCTACAGGCTTAAGTTCTTCGACAATCACAAATGAATCGATACTATCATTATCGTCTGCTATATCATTAATAGGTTTTTCTACATTAGCGTCTACTACTGCTGCTTCATACGATTCTTTAGAATCTGCTTCATACGATTCCTTGGAATCTGCTTCATACGATTCTTTAGAATCTGCTTCATACGATTCTTTAGATTCTACTGCTTCATACGATTCTTTAGAATCTACTGCTTCATTCGATTCTTTGGAATCTGCTTCATACGATTCCTTGGAATCTGCTTCATACGATTCTTTAGAATCTGCTTCATACGATTCTTTGGAATCTACTGCTTCATACGATTCTTTAGATTCTACTGCTTCATACGATTCTTTAGATTCTACTGCTTCATACGATTCTTTGGAATCTACTGCTTCATACGATTCTTTAGATTCTACTGCTTCATACGATTCTTTAGATTCTACTGCTTCATACGATTCTTTAGAATCTGCTTCATACGATTCCTTGGAATCTGGTTCACACGATTCTATTTCATACGATTCTTTAGAATCTGCTTGATTCGATTCTTTAGAATCTACTACTGCTTCATACGATTCCTTGGAATCTACTGGTTCATACGATTCCTTGGAATCTACTGGTTCATACGATTCCTTGGAATCTGCTTCATACAATTCCTTGGAATCTGCTGGTTCATACGATTCTTCAGAATCTATTTCATTTTTTGTCGAACCACCATCTTGTAAGAGATAGTCGGCAAGCATTTCTTTCATAGGCATCAAGCTTTTCAAAGTGTCCGTAATTACTTTTTCAATCATTTGTGTAAACGTCTCGCGATTGCGTAGCTTTTCCACAGGAGAGAATTCGTGATACATAAGCTGTGGTTTCTTCCACAGCTCTCTCGCTATGTTAATATAGCACGTGTGAATAAAGTCGCATCCTTTTGGATGTTCTATTTTAACGAAATCAGCTGACAAGTTATGCTCTTTAACAACATTGTCACACATTTCAACGAAGGCTGCCTGAATGAGATCGTCCATCCAATCACAGTTACCCGCTTTCATAAAACGTTTGTGTTCGTTTTCGATGATCTTGGAGTTCCACATATGAATATTTTCCAGATCTTCTTGAAACTCTCTCAGCAACATTCGACGCTTCCTACACTTGTTCAAACTGTTGTTATAGATAGCGTCAAAACCTTGTAAGAAGAACGGGGAACACTTGGAAACAACCTCCTGGCAATAGTGACCAACTACAGACGCGGACATTTTTGTTATAATACCAGGATATAATTACGGGTTTTCAAACCGCACTATCCAACGGTTTGGTGTACGGATTGTCTCTGAACGCCTGTAACAGATTCGGATCTAAACGATCATCCATTTTGACAAAGGTGTCCGTACCTTGATGGGTCAAATGGATTTTATTTATTGAAGGCGGTTCTTGATAAATCTTAGAAACGTTGAATCCGTTGTCTTCTTTGTTACAGGGTACTTTGAGATTCGTCAAATTCATTGTGTCCGCCCCGTTCGCGACCTTAGCTCCACTCTTAGTGGGCTCGTACTTCTTGAGTAGTTGTTCCTTGGTCTGATTTATCACCGCGTTATACACATTCTCATACGACATCATTGCTTCGCTATCCGCAAGGCCAGCTGTACCGTAATGTTCTTTGTTCGATGTTACTTCTTTGTTTGTCATTTTAGCGTCAAAGTTAGCATTTTTGTACCCGTCACCCTGTTCGTTCTCGGGATGACCCACATATTGATTCGCGCCCATTACTTCTTTGTTCGTCATCTTCGCCTCGTGTTTGTTCGTAGCGTACCCCCCACCCTTCTCATTACCCGAGACAATACCGTACCCGTTGTTATCTATCGTAGTCTCCTTTGTAGTTGTACGAGCGGGATCGTTGGGGTTGTACAAGGTTTGTTTAGCGTGTCCACTAAAGTTCATAGTATTGTCGGGTTCGTCAAGGGTGTTGCGCAAGGTTGCCTTCATAACCTCCTTGGGGTCGTACACCACCGACTTTTTGTTTGACTGTAAGTTACCCAAGCGAGTGTCGTGAACAAGGGTCTCTTTAATAGTGGTACGAGCAACGTCATTGGGGTCGTATGTGGTGATCTGCGAGTATCCCTTAAGATTTCCGGTTCGCGTGTCATGAACGGTGGTCTCTTTGATGGTGGTTCGCATCGGATCTTTAGGATTGTGGATAGTTTGCTTGTTGGGAAGGGTGTTCTGAAGCTGACCAAACTCGCGAGCGTTCTGAATCATATACTCCTTGTTGGTTGGCTTCAAAGCATCCATAATGGGGGATATAATGGACTTAATGTAAGAGGTTACGTTACCTTCGTATGTGCGAGTAGTGGTCAAATCGCGTTCGTTGTTGTACACCAGGATATTCTTTTTACCATAGTCGGTAGCGTCACCAGTACCCGTTGTAGTGGTCTGTGCGTTACGTTGACCAAAGTTGTTCAATTGTGGTTTAGTAGATCGCTTTACCGCACCAGCCTTGGTATCGCCCATAAGCGGTGCGTGGGGATTACCTTTAATTTCGATGTTTTCATCTTTCCTCTGGGTGTTTCGAACCTCCACGGTCGGACGTTGTTTGTCTTTCAAGACAGATCCTGTGGTTTTGAGAAGCCTGTCCTCCTTTGTCTCGAAGCTACGTTCCACTCGATTACGAGCAAGCTTTCCTACAAATCCACGTTGGGTTTCCTTCTTACCATCTACAACACGACCCTCGTATGTTTCTTTAGGATTTGTCTTCACACGCAAATCATCAACATCCTTGTAATACTGTATATCTCGGAACGCGTCTTGCTGAAAGCCTCCCGTAGCCACCGCAAGGTCAGTGTCTCTCGTTCCCGGGCCTACTTGTACCTTTTCTACAGGGAGCACGTTGTTATGAACCTTAGGGGCTTCCATACGCTCGTATTCGGTGAGATAACTGTCAGAGTTTTGATCCATAAAAACGTTCGGATTGATGTCAGCGAAGTTGGGTTGCTCCATCTTCTCGATACGTGTGCTATCGTCGTACCCTGTGTACTTTTCAAGAAGGGTTTGGTTCATATTCTCGTCCAAATTTTGACGGATACCACTTCCAAAAAACGGTATCATATTATTGTGACTAAAATTTTCCATAGAAACATCGGCAAGAGTACTGTAGAAAGCCATTATTTTATACTTTGTACAGATAATTAAAAAATTGAATAAAGCATCTAAGCATTTGGCAGTCATTATTGGTAACTTATAAATTCAACAAAGCATTGAACAGATGCGTAAAAATATTAATGAGTGCGGTGTTGTTTTGTTTAATAAGGAGTTTGATAAGTTTTTGATAATCTTCCAAAAGGAGTCCTTAAAATGGGGTTTACCTAAAGGACATATTGAGAAAAACGAGTTTTGTCAGAACGCTTATTTTGATTGTGCCAAGCGTGAGTTATTGGAAGAAACTGGGATTATGATAACTAATCACAAACATCGTAAATTAGGATCGTTTGTGATTCGAGACAAAATGTTTTATGTAATGCAATTGATGAAAGACATCTCAATCCGTCAACCTATTGATACCAAAGAGATAGGGGGGATTAGATGGTTGGCGGTCACGAACCTCATCGATTTCTTGACGAATTATAGTTGTAACGTTACTCTCAAAGAGCTTAATAACTACATCACTACAATTTACCGATCTCAGAACAAGATCGCCAGTGTATGAACGGCAACTTTTCTTCGTTAAATTTTGCGGGAGGCAAGTGCTCCAGGTCGGTGTAACAGCTACCGTCGTCAGCGGGACGGACATTTACATCAGAAGCAGGTTTTGGAATACAAGGACGGTGGTTGTCCTTTACGATTAGACGGTTTTGGATGTCGTTTGGGAAGGGTAACATCGCACGGTTTTGGGGATTTTCGTGAAGAAAATCGAATCGATTCCATCCTGTACCACGTAAAGTACAGGGGGGATTGCTTATTTTTGTGTCTTCAGAATGTATAAATCTGCTATTACAATCTTGTAGCTCGTTATTTTCAGTGTATGAAGAATCTACCCCTCTCTTAGACGGGCACTTAGAGTTCTTCATATTCAGTCCCAGAAGCTCAGAATCAATATCAATCAGAGAATGATTCTTGGATACAGCAACACCCGTCTTGCCGAGGCGCACGTAGGGAGACGGCTCAAAACAATTCTCACCACAACTATTGGAAGGTGCGTTAAGCATATATTTTCCACTGCCAAGTGACTCGTTTAGGTATGTTGCGTATGCGCAGTTATCATACGACAATTTAGAAAAACTCATTTTAAATTATTACAAGATAAGATTTTCATCCACATCTATTGACTTCCATAGTTGGATCTTTTGGAACTGGAGGGTATCCGTTGAACTGACAGCTATTGAGATGTGTCATACGAGTGTCTATAGCAGGATGATCGACCGGCTTAATCGGCTCGGTGGATCGTAGCATGTGATCATCAGACGGTGCGTACTTGTACATAGAGCAGTTGGTCACCGGATGACGCTGACCACGGAGCTCATTCTCCAGATCTACAAGATTGCCCTTGATGTGCGACACGTTAGTGCCACCCGCAATACCAAGCTCCGGACGACACTTGTCCTGGCGTTCGTACTTAATAGGATCTAACATATAGTTGATTGGAGAGACACTTTGAAGCAGAGACTGCTTGTAGGAACACTCGTCGTAACTTAAACGATTGGTACTCATTTTACAACAGTTTTAATTATATAATGATATAAATTTTTTGCGGTTTACTTCATACAACGCTTATCCTCAAAATTGTAACCATTCTTTTCGAGGAACTCTTTCTGTTTCAGTGTGTCACGGGTCATATCACCCCCGCGCACCCAACTTTCTATGATATGATCTGGATTCTGAATACTGTTAGCAAGACACGGTATCATGGGAATAAACGAGTTCACTGTTTTCTGACCAGTACAGCTATGGTCATCCCATGTGTTGTCACCCTGTAGGATACGGCTCTCATTCTCAATGTTCACCTTGCCACGGCTTAGATCCGGATTGGCTTGGAATGTACGGGCGAACATTTGGGTACGCCCCTTGTCACGCACATTGGTCATACGGATAGAGGAGTCTTTGTCCACTGTACAAGGCGGAACGATACCGTAACCGTCGCGAATGCGCATATGGTTCTCTGTTGCGAAATCTGTGAGCTCCTGACGTTTATTCTCGGATGAACATACACGCTCATAGGTGTTAAAAAGCATGTAATCCGCGAGACGATCATTCTGTTGGTTCATAGATTGGATGGAACAAGCGTCCTCGCCCACGCGGTTCACTTTATCGAAATACTTCATATTTAATATTACTTTAAGAAAAATATTTACACTTCAATCCGTTACCCTCCTTACACGTTTTCTCAGGGTTACCGTACAACCACTGAGCAAACTTGTCCTGGTCGTTCGGAATCTCCGTGGTAGGCATTGTGTAAAACTGACGCTCCGACGCGTTCTTGTGATAGATATCATCCGTAGTTCTGTACAGATTCTCGTCAAAGTACTTGTTCACGTACTCACCAATCTTGTCGTTCATCGCACATGCCTTCTTTCGTTTTGGGTTCTCCACGTACTCGTTCATAGTGATATTCATAAAAGGATTCTCGCGCGTAGGAACGGTACACTTCTTTGATGCCCTCTCCAACATCTCCGAATTAAAGTGTTCTTTTTTATTCGTGTTATCGTTTTCGTTGTACGACTCGATGTTCTCTGTATCAAGATCCTTATCTCTGTACTGATACACCGCATACGTTATACCCGCAACTACTATAAACAGAATAAAACTACGATAATCGTTCGTAATAGCGAACGCTACTATACTTAAATACAACGACGCACGCAACACCGCGTTCAACCGTTCGGACAAATCCATCTCATTGTAAGGAATGATCTCAAACAACGAGTCGACATCAAAAAAACTAAGAATGTCTTCATACCATATCATTATGTATCAAGCACTTTAATTTAAACTTAGATCTTTTTATTAGCAAGTTTCTTTTGTAGCCTCTCACGAGTTTTGGATGAGCCAGATGACGACGAAGGAGCGCCAAATGACGACGAAGGAGCGCCAAATGACGACGAAGGAGCGCCAAATGACGACGCACCTGCGGTGGCAGACGAAGGAACGCCTCCACCGACACCACCCATCATATTCATCATAGAGGACAGCATATCGCCGTGTCCTGACTTGTTCAGTTGTCCCATCATACCAAGTGCCTCGTTCATTAGATCTTCCTGATTGATCTCTCCACTATTAATCTTCTCTGTGATAGTGCTTCCCACCGTCTGAATAATCTCACCGAACATATTGCCGTTCTCCCCTCCACCACCGAACAAAGAAGCCGGGTTCATCATCTCCGATGGATCGTTAATATTAAGCTTGTTCATATCAATCCCAGAAGAGATCTCCTTCGCCAACTGTCCTATCTTAGAATTGTTCAAAAACTCCAACCCATTAAAGTCCCCTCCGAAAGTAGGAGGTGGGGCATCCACGATAGGCTCTTTCGCGTGTATCTTGTCACGATTAATCTTTCTCAACACCGTCTTGATATCGTCGTCCAGAATCTCATCCAACTGTTCCTCAAGCATTTCGTCCGTCATCGGGGAATCGTTCACCGTACTCATCAACTGAACCGTCTTGCGCAACAAAATGTTCTTCTTCTCGCTATCTATATCCTCGAGATCGTGAATATAAGCAAGCACCAGTAGTACGTACAAATAATACTTGAAGTTGTTGTTGTCCTCCGCATTGTCTTTCACAATCTTGTCCATCACGTCCTGAACACTCACATCCACAAACAACTCTATAGCCTTCACAGTGTCACTCTCCAATACATCGTTGTCGCCAAATAATCCCTCAAACATCAGCTTCTTGTCCTCTGTCGAAGCAAGCATCTTCGCCATATATTCAGAGGATTTGTTGTCGAACACCTTGTAGTGCTCCTTCAACTTCGCTTTGATATCTGTGTCTTTGTGTTTAATCTCCTTCATTAGCTTCAAGTATATCTTGTTGAACATAAACATTATGTTTTCATTGGTTACAGGAACATCAGCAGTCATTTTCACAGTTTAACATACACTATTTAGTAATCTTTAAATAAACATATTCTACTGGGTTTGTAGATAAAAGTAAGAAAAATAAAATTTGTTAGTCAATTGTTTAATAATTAAAATGCGATAAACTTTTCCGTAAGCTTAATCAATACCTGAAGGTACGACCACACAATTTCACGATTCGTATTGGACATTTCCTTCCAGTAAGACTTGATCTTGTTAATCAACTGCTCCGTCACCTCAGGCGACTCCTGAGCGTCAAAGTTTCCGTTTACAAACTCGTTGTAATCATTCCGTAAAAAGAATTCACTGTCCTTCGCCATCAAGGGCTCTTTGTACTTATCGTAAACAAACTCCTTGAACATACGCAACACCTTCTTATCATCTACCAGACTCAACATCTTAATCGATGTCTTAAAGGTGTACAGATCATCATCCTTAGGATACACAGTAATTAGATCATTAATAAAATCATTCAGTTGCTTGTTGAATACCTCTACGCACTTTTCCTTGTTCATTTTATCATATAAATTACTTCCCAGTTAAAAGTTTTAAATCATTATCTCTCTCTGCGACGAACTGTTCGTAATTCACAATACGTCTGTTTTCCTCCTCATTCGAAGCGGTGTTAATCTTAAAATTTTGATTCAGAAACTGAAAGCTGTGATCAAGGTTCGTACCACTATCGTCCATATAAGAGTAATTGTCTGACATACTCGAACCCATCTCTTTAATCATAAACGGTTGGATATCCGACTGTAACCTGGATCTCAAATAGTTGAACAGTGTTTCCTCCATATACAGCTTCCTGTCGTTGGTGGCCAAGCAAGGTACGCGATCCACCTGCGGAGGGATCGGAATGTTTGGAACATCAACGCTCCGATACACAAACTTGTCTTTTCCTATCTTTTCAATCAATAAAAAAGCCTCTTTACAATGAATACATTTCTCACTGAAAAAAAATATCCCTTCACTCATCTGTCTTTAATTGAAAAAAAAAATTGATTTTAAATAATAATTTGTAGTGTTAAATATAATAAAATGAACCCGTTTGTTGATCTTAAGGTCTCTAACCCTCTCGACATTACCTTTGACATCCGAGATGTTGATTTGTCTATTGTGAACGCTCTACGACGTGTCATTCTATCGGAAATCGACAACGTCGGCTTCTTCTTCGATCCGAAAGATTTCTCTGACGAGAACAAAGACATCGAAGTGATACGAAACGACACGCCCCTACACAACGAGTTTATCCAGCATCGTATCTCTCTCATTCCTATTCACGTGAACGTAAAGGAGCTCGAATCTTGGGACAAGGACGAGTTCACCTTCGAAATCGAAAAAGTGAACAACACCGAAGCAGTGATCCCCATATACACAAGCCATTTCACCGTGCTGGATAAGAACAACAAGTTGCGTCCTGACCTGGCCGAACGTTTCTTTCCCGCCGATCCAATCACCAAAGACCACATTCTTATCACAAAACTCAATATGAAACCCGACTCTCGATTTCACATACGAGCCAAAGCGTCCCTGAACCCTCCTAAGAAGTACACCTCCTTCGGAATGGTGAGCACTTGTGCCGTGGAGTTTGTTGTGGACGAGAACATCGCGAAGCGTGAATTGGCAAAATACCTGGAAAGCAACAAAGACAAGATGAGTGTCGACGAACTGAAACACCAATTCAACTCTATTGAAAGAGAACGCCATTACCAGCGTAACAAATTCAGAGAACCTAACCTTTTCCGAATGAGGCTTGTGTCTGAGTGTAGTATTCCGTGTACCTACATTGTGGGGAAAGCAATCGAAGTCCTAAAAAACAAAGTCCTTAAATTCAAAAACACCGAGCATGACATCATCAACACCGATAATCTTTACACCGTAATCGTTCGAAATGAGACACACACCCTCGGTAATACCATTCAAGCGTTGTGCTTCAATCACTACATTCGCGACGGGAACGAAGCAGAGCGTTTTGGTCTAAAATACATCGGATACAACGTACCCCATCCCTTGGAAGACATACTGCTGATCAAGATCAAAGGCGACAAAGTCAAAGACCCCACTCGAGTGAAAGAGTTCCTGACATATGCCTCCGATTACGTCCTTTCCCTACTTGTCGATTTGGAGAATCAATGGAATACAATTTCTAAGCAATAATATAATAATATAAACTTTATGAGTTTATTGAAGAACAATTTGAACATTTCAACCTTATATGTACACGATGCTTCGCGTCCTCATAGCATTGAGTATTGTTTTTTGTTTTTGACATCTGCTACTTTTCGCTCGAAGTCGGAAAGTGAGAAACAAAAGCATACCGAAAAACTCAGAACCAGGCTCTCCAAAAATATGTCGGACATTTTAGAATCCTCTTCTAATCCGACCCGAAACAAGATTTTGGAGTACAGCAACGGTGAGCGTCTACCGAAACTGTTTTCAGACGTTGACTATGTGTTAGGTGACGAGTTTGTCTATGTCATCGAAGAGCTCGTACGTGGTTATCGTGTTGTGTTTGTGGAAAGAGAAACCTTCGTGCTTCGCACATCCAAAGAGTTTTCAGAAAAAGACAAAATAATTATCATACAACGCAAAGGCAAAGACTCTTACTATCCAGTGTTCAATAAATCTGAAAACAAATACGAGTTCACCACCGACGACGACGTCACAAATCTCATCGAAACCTTTCACATCGATCGTTCACAGTCTGTGAACAAGCCGGTGTCCAACAAACCCGATTTTACCGATTTTGACACAACAACCCACAACACTCAAGAACAAACCTACATCATCGAAGAGGAAGACATCATTTTTGATCCTACCGAGCAAGACATCACAGTACGCTACACAAACCAACAAAATAAGCTGGTGTTCTCCAAACAAGAGGAGATGCTTTACCTACAAAATCTTTTGGTGTCCTCTCCCTATCCCGAAAACGAAAAAGCGACCGGATACACCCTCCAACCTCTGTTAAACAACATTGTTTATAATCCTGTTGGAGCAACTCTATCTATGAACCCAACAAAAGTAGCGACTACCGAACGCCATCTCGAAGACTGGGATGAATATGTTGACGAGTACAACGATTTCAAGAAAGCGTTTATGAACAATGCTTACATCAAACCCGACTTTTACCAACAAGACTCTGAAATAATTCAAACAAAAGTATCCGAAGAAAACATCATACGCAACTCATTCAACAACAGCTTCTTGATGTGGAACACCGAATTCGAAAACACTGTGGACGCTGATATGTCCGACTGCGAGAGTCTACAGGCCTCTGACAGAGAAGGGCTCTTTAAAAAGCACAACATCAAAATGACTTCTTCCTCCCGTACCAAGCAGTGCGAGACCCTTCTGTCGTACAACTTCTTAGAAGATACTATCAGCAATCATCTGCTCAACAAGTCTCCTTCAGAAATTCGAGAAATCGCTCAGAATAACTCTGTTACCGGACTTCCTAAATCCGGATCTAAATCCGCAATATCCAACTTCCTCA